AGCATTCCCCCCTTGGCAAGGGGCTCGAATATCTCAAACAGCTTCTCGGGGGTGATGTTGGGGTCTATTCCGAAGCCCTCAAGCATTCTTGCGAAATCGTCCTGTTTGTCTCCGAGAGATTCCATTGCCCGCGTGAATATGGGCTGCATGTCGTCGGCCTTCAACATTCGAGCGAGCAGGTCTGCGCCATCGTCTCCCATCGAGGTTCTGAGGAAGTTAAAGATGGTGCGGTTGTTCGCCGTAGCGCCCCACGCATTACCGAGCTTCTGTGCCTCGGCAGAAAATCCCTCTAACAAGCCGCGGGCCATCGCCCCCTCATGAGTTACGACCATGTGGGCGATACGCGGGTCGAATGTCCCGTCCGCCGCAGCCACTATCATGCGAATAGCCTCTTCGGGGTCGTCAATGTGTGCTAATGCAGCAACCACGTTATCTGTCAAGTTAACTGCTAACCCATGCGCCCTGGATGTGGCAGTCAGGCCGAAGGGGTTCAGGCGACCCCGCAGGAACTTGTCCAGTCCAGTCAGTTCGCTCTTCGCCAGAATCTCTCCCGGCCTTCCGTTCAATTCCAGTGCGCCCGACAGCTTCATCCATCTCTCGTCGGCGGGAGTCAATTCGGGCATCTTATTGATGAATGCGCGCGCGCCTGCAGCATCGTCTGCTTTCATCGTGCCCACTTTGACGGCGTCATCTATAAACTTGAGAGCGTCATCCGCGAGGTCGGGAATCTTCTTCGCGGTCGCACGCTGGAGAAGGGCGAGCTTCTTCGCGTCTACCAGCTTGAGGCGGGGCAGGAATAAGTTAATGGGGTCTCCGACGATATGGACGAACGCATCATGGAGCTGCATCCTTAATGCTAATGCCCCTGCGTCTTCGTAGACCTCGGCCCTGACCTGTTCTAGTGCGTCGTCATAGGAGAGTCCTTCCAGTTCAACGAGTTCTGTGAGGCGTTGGCGCGCGTTGATTACGCCATCTATGCCTGGCAGGTCCTCATTGAATGTAATCTGTCCGTTCTCTCTAATGGGGAGGTTGGTAAAGTCCGCCGCGAAAGTACCCGCGTCCCACGCGCTTCTGAGGTTATGAGTGAACTCATCCCAGTGTTCTTCGTCTCCCGCGGCAGCTAAAGCCTGCGCGCTCAAGCCAGCACCGCGCTCGATAAATTCAGCAGCTGAATCTAAGACCGTAAAGACCTTCCCGAGGAAGCCCTCGTTCAGTTTGCCCAGAACCCTGGCGACAGGGCTGTCTGCGTTACCGGCCAGAAAGCCCTGAATAGAGCGTTCAGTTCGGGTCATCTTTTCGTAGTTGGGAAGGTCTGATAAGGATCTATCGCCAGTCCCGAAGCCACCAGGAAACGAGCCCGTTCCCTTCCAGTCATCGAAGCTGATGATGTCGGTACGCTCATCGCGGGTGAGCGTACCGCCGAGGTCGTCGGGAACAAGAACCTTGCCCCTTAGTAGTTCCTCGCCTTTGGCAAAGCGGTTAGGAGCGGGAGCCCTCGGGCGACCGCCACCGCGGCCTCCAGTTGTCTTAGGCACCAGGAGTTATCCCCCATTGAGTAAGGCCAAACGAAGACCGATTGCTGCGAGCGGCAGGCTGGAATGTGCCGCCCCGCGAACCCTGTATCACCCGGCTTCCGCCTGAACCCCCACCCGAACCGGGCGAGGTGAGATCCATCGGGTTTTCCCGAATCCAGTTGTTTGTTCCGGGGACCTGGCGATAGCCCATCGACTCAAGGAAGTCGCTGACGTTTTCATAGTTGTCTTCCCAGAGATGCCTGAACGACATCGCCCACTCTTCGCGAATGTTGGTGGGGCGCATGTCCGGGTTGCCGGTGTCCATCCACCTGAAGAGAGACTCTGCCGCCAGTTGACCGTAGGTCTCCACCCTTGTTAAGTCAACGATGGTTCCGTCAGGGAGCTGGGCGGCGGTAGTCCCCCCGGCCCGCCCGACGACTGTCCCTTCTGGGAACAGAGGGCTGATGTCTCCGAGAGTCTGGGAGGGGTTGCCTAGTTGTATCGGAGAGGGACCAGTGCCTTGAATAATGTTGGGTGGGGGCTGGAGACGGGCTTGTGCTTGAGGAACAGCTTCTCCAAATCCGCCCCGCCCGAGCTGAATGGGTGAGGGCGCCCGACTCCTTTCCTCTGCCGCAAGAGATCCTCCCGCCATAAAACGAAGAGACCCAGGCTCCTGCACTGCAAGAGCTTCTCCTATTGACCGCGGTTGAGCACGAGGAGCCTCAAGGGGCCGGAGAAGAGGAGACCGGAGAGAAGCGGGCTGCCCTAAGCCCAGTGTTCCAGTAGGCGCAGACAGCTCGCCCGACTCAAGGAGCTTCCGGGCTTCCGGCCCAAACCGGATTTCTGAGGACGGCCTCGGCGAGGGCTCAGACGGGCTGAAGACTTCGCTGATTTTGCGCGCCGCGGCCTGCTTGGTCTTCGGCCCCGAGATAACTCCCAGCGTCCCGGTTATCTTGCGGCCCGCCTTCTTCTGGGCTGCCGTCCCGAAGTCCGTCGTCCGCACTAATTTCCCGTTGACTATCTTGAATGCCATCTGCCCTCTTTCCTAAATAAGCTGTAACCAATCTTTCCCACTTTTCGTTAAATCTTCGGCGCGTCTGCACCTCTACCTGATCCATGCGGCGCTGGTTCATAATCCCTCTTGCTGGCGCGCTCTGTTTTCCTGTGGCGCGAAAACCTCACCTGAAGGTTCGCCCTCTGCCGCGTTGGTTTCTGAGGGTACGAGACTCTCAGTTCGTGTTTCTCCCAGAAACTCCTGTACGCCCCTTGGGGGCTCACCTGGGCGACGTTCTGCGCCGTTCGGCGATTGCGCGGCTTGTATCTCTTGCAACATTTGCATAAGCAGCTCTGGGTTGGCCTTGAGTTCTTCCATGAGCTGCGCTTGCATCTCTTGTTTCATCTGCATGTCCTCGGTAAAGTCAATATTCTTTAATCTGACGGCCAGCATCGTTTCTTCAAGTCTTTCCTTTGCAATTTGTTCCATTCTCTCCGAGGTATTCTTGATGCCGGTATCCTCCATTACGCCCTCGCGAGAATTGATGCCCGCGTCAATCTGTGCCCGTCCAGTAACTGTCTTGGCTTGGTGGTCCGTTGGCAGGTCCGCTTCCAGCTTCACGCTTACATAGAGGTTCTTGGGATCAATCTCGCTTCCCTTAATCAGATACTGTTCGCCTCTGTCTGTCTTGCCTGTCCCGTAAGCAATCTCTTCGCTATCGGTGTAGTGGATATAAAGCAACATAGTTTCCAGAATGTCCGCTAGGGCATTTTGCGCAAGCGCCTGAGGGGATCTGAGAACTTTCATCGCTGATTCGCTGACAATATTGATAGATGCGAAGGCCGCGCCAGTCGGAACGTCGCTCCCCAATAGCATGTCGCTTAGCCCCGATTTCTGAAAATCTCCCCTCAGTTCGGCATAGAGTTCCGACATGGCCGGATCGGGAACATTTTGAGGCTGCGGAATAATCGTTTCCTCGGTGTCGATGTGGACATAGAGATCGCCAGAGGAAGCATCAATATCTGGCGAGGTTCTAGTGTCGGACTGAAAAACATCTCTGGCGCGCGAGGTGGTGCGTATCATTTCTGAGTGGCGCATACTTCGCACTGTGTTGATGTCGTCAACGAGGTCGAAGTGGTACGCGTTTGCCAGAATCGGCTTTCTCTGGAAGTCGCCTCTGTCTTCTAGCGAGGTCCCCCCATATCTACAGGTCCATCCCAAGAACGGCCACGGCCATTCTTTCCTTTCGATCTCGTAGTCCTCGCCGCCCCACTCAACCCAGACACAGCGCCAGTCGTAAGAGGTGTAGTCTTTCTTGATTGCGGGTTCTACTCGTCCTTCCGAGTCCTTTAGTTTCTTCTTGAGCTTGTCTGCCTTTTTTCCCCAGAGGTCAATGATGTTATGGGGGTCTTCCTCTGTTACTAACAGGACCTCTTCCGCGCCCATATCCGAGTATCTTGCGTGAACGGTTTTGGGGTTATGGAAAATTGTCGCGAAGGGACCCTGCCTCTGCATGGCTTCGTATCGCGTTGCGTTACCCCCCGCAGCTTTTACGTCTTTGATTTGCTGAGGGAGATACATTACCTGGGCCGTAACTTCAGAATAGTCCACCGCCGAAGCAACTGTGTCCTGAACGACGGTGGCCTGTCTCCTTTTGGAGGCACCGGCCAAAAACCATCTGAGTCCTTTTTCGTGTCTATCGGCAATGTCCGTCCCATCGTCGCCGGGATTGTAGGGAGTCAGAGAAATGGAGGGGCTTACATCCGCAAGGATGTATTTTGCGGAGTCGGTTTGCTGGGCGAAGATGGGATCTCTGGATTCAGAGACCCAGTCGATTTTAAGCAACTCTTCGTCCATTGACCACTCGCCGTGACGGTACGAATCTAGCGCCTCGTACATCTTGTCGCGGTCGGTGTTCTGGCTCTCCAGGTAATTGGAACGACCCTTAAACCAATTTAGGTCAGGCGGTTTGTTTTCTGGCATTTCTACTCCTTCTAGCAAATCTATGTAGCGGGTTCTTCTGTACGATTCTCTTTATTGGGCTACCGTACAGCCCCGTGTCGTCTGCCCACTTGATGAAACCTTTGGCTAACAAGCACGAGTAATATACGGAATCAAGACAGTCGTTAGGGTATGTCCCCAGTCCGTCCCACGATAAATACTCATCTATATAATGGCCGACGTAATTGTTTTTTTCGCTCGTAATGCGCAACCTTCGATTAAACATTAGCGTCGCAAGCTCGTTCTCGATTCGGAAATTCTTGCTCTTATTGCTGGGCGTAAGTAACTTGACCCGCCAGGAAGCCAGGCGCATTATCTCGTTACCAAAGTCCTCGCCTTTCCCCTGCTTCTCAATGCCCATCCGAATGAGGCGTCCTTGTTTCTGATAGTCCTCTCCATAGCTCAGGGCGATCTGTTGGGCCTCGGCATAATCAACGTGCTTGCGCACGCCGTCCAATAGAATCAGATAGTCGTTGGGATGATGTCCAACAACCGATAGCGCGAAGTAGTCTCTGCCCTTCAGTATCTGGTCCTTGGCTACGCTCGCGTAATCAATGGTGATATACACGGGAATATTGGCGGGGATGTCTTCCGCATTCTCGTAGTGGATATACGATTCCTTGAGGACGTTCCCCTGCGCGCCTTTGCGGTCAAGGAGATACATACGCGCCCAAACATGAGGCAGCATATTGGCGCGCTCCAGCTCAATCCTTTCAATCGGCCAGCCGTTATTCAGCGCTTTTTTGGCCACGGGGTCCCACACGTCGTCCCAGACTGGCTCGTCCGTTAGCTGTCCGTTTTCATCCAGCTTGAAAATAGGCACACGGACATGAAGCGTGTTTTCTCGTTGACTATTAATGTCGCCAACATCACCGTCCCTCCAGGGCGTGAAGACGTCAATATTCATTGCGCTCTTGAAGGCGGGCTGAATCTCGTTTTGCACCGCGGCATTAACTGCCATCATTTCTCGGGGAAGACGAGAGTTACGCGAGTTGTTAATGTCGTCCAGTATCCCGAACATTCTGGGGTGGTGGCCTTGAACATTAGCTCCCTTATAGCCCACCCCCATAATTGAGGGGGTTTTTGAGCCGCGTCGCAGGAAGTCGCTGTAGTCAAGATCGGCATTTACAACGTCATAGCCTTCAGCACCCCATTTTTTAGGATCGGGGCGGACATTGGGGAACAGAGCACGGAAGCCCTTGTTGCTCTTAATGATTTTTGCAATTTCCCCCGTATTTTGTTTCGCCATCCCGTCAGATGCCTGCACGATGATTGTCTCTAGCTCCGGGTGCAGTCCAATCTGGTAGACGGGCATCAGGATCGAGAAAACGGTTGTCTTCAGCGATTCACGAAATGCCTCGATTGCAAAGTGCATTCCCTTCTTTTTAGCTTCGTAGAACTTGACGATCAACTTAATGCAGTGTTTGGGAAGGGGATACGCCTCTCCCGTTCGTGGATTTTCGTAAGCAATGAAGTAGTAACACCAGATGAACCCCTCGGGGATATCCGAGTAGACAATCTCCCTTATTTGATCCAGCTGTTCTACAGAAAGTTTCGCCAATCTGCCCTCGGTAATGTCTCTAGTTCGGTGTAGTCAGAAATATTGAGAATGACGCGCGGAATAAAGCAGTCTCTCAAAACGGCGAATCCCCACTCCCATAAATCAGCATCTACTCGCCGGTCAACCGTCTCTCTTTCGTAGAAGTGTTTTCCTGTCGCGGTGTTATCGAGCCCCACGCAAAGGAACTTCTCAAACCCCATAAAGAAAGCAATCTGTAACATGGCGTGCGGACAGCCCACCCAGCCGATTCCGGGCTTTCTCAGATAGCTTGGTTTCAGGTCTTTCTCCATAATCCACATCGGGTGATAGTCGTGAGTGAAGTAGTAGTCCGCCTGCCATTTCCCTAAGAAGTCCAACGGCAGAAGGGTGACAGACGTCAGTGCGTGATAGTCGAGTTCGTTTTCTTCCGGCACCCAGCCGTCTACGGCTACGTGGTAGTCGGGCTCGAAGCCCTCCCGCTCCCAGATCCGGTTACACCCGAAGCTCACATATTTATTCAAAAGCTCGTCAGGTATCTCCTTCAGGGAAGGACCGTTGCCTATGATTAATGCAGTCTCTCCCTCGTGCGTCATAAAAAGCTCGTCAATCAAAGAGTTCACTGAACTCCACTCTTGGGTAAACATCCAGCTCTCCGCCAATGGTGGCGTTGTAAATGGGAATCGGTGAGTTCTCAAACGCCAACTGGTGCCCCGCCTGGTTGCCTTCGCGGCGCTTCCTGGCCGTCTGCTCGTCGATGCTTAGACCGTCAAGTGCTCCCGAAGAGGCACCGTATTCCTTGTCAAAGTGATTGCTGCTACCCGGCTTGTGCCCGAGGTCGCAGCCTACTAAGTAGATTTCGTCGTACTTTCCATTAGGAGGTTCTTCAAGACGATCTTCCTCCCTATACCATCTGTGCCGAACCGCAAGCTGTATTGCCATCGGGACAACGCCCCCGTATTTACAGACGGGGGGAAAGTGCCATGCATCCGGTATCCTTGGACCGAAGCGGCCAAAGAGGTCGTGGTGGGTGCAGGCTTTGAAGCGCGTGATGTCATACTGTTCCATTTCCTCAGTCCACCACCAGGCGTCGTCTCGTGCGTACTTCTCCGCCTGGGGGTTCGCTCTTACCGCCTCCCAGATTTTAGGAAACCAGTCCGGGGAGCCCGCTGTCATCTCTCCGTAAACCATGTACGTAGGTCGCCATGTAGTTCTTGGATAAATCAAATGAATCCGATTGACGCCCCAGCTGTGCTCCCCGTTCAGCAGCTCCAATGGTGTTTCGTTCAGCGAGGGTCCATTCCCAACAATGAAGGCTCTAGTCAATTGGCCTTCCGTAAAGTTCCCAATGATAAGCAACAGAGGCAGCTCTTTGCCAACGGCGCATCACCTTTCGCCGGGCTCCGTATCTATTTGGGCGAAGATAGGCACGGCGACGTCCAATCCGGTCGTCTGTTCTACGGACATAATATGGGTCAATGTAATCCCAATCAGCTACAGGCTCAATCATTGAATCCTCCTCACAACTCCGAACTGGCTCATGTACGGGCCTTCCCATACTTCCCATTCCTGGGCGGCCTCCCGATAGACTTTCTGGACATCGACGTAGGCAACGACATCGTGAAACAGAACGTACTTGGTTATGTGGATTTTCATTGCCTCCCAATCTAGCCGGACGGATTCTTCGGCATGGTCGCCGTCAATCAGCCCAATCTCGAAATTTTGGTACTTGATAGCCTCGGGCCAGGGAGGGTGCTTTTGTTTGTGAATGAATAATTTGCGGGGATCGAGCCCCGCGTGTTTCCAGTTCAGCTGAACGGCTCCCCAGCCTGGACGAGCAAGCAAATTCCCGGTGGATTCCCACGGGTCGATGCAGTGAACCTCGCAGCCCGCCAAACCCGCGACGATAGCCGAGCCTCCCCAGTGTGTCCCGATTTCCACGTAGGTCCTGCCCTTTGAAGCCACCTGAAAAAGAGTTTCGGGATCGTGCTCCTCTAACAGCGCACTGCCGCGCGCCATCATCATGTTGAGTTCGCTAAGCTTCAGCATCCAGTTGTTCCGGTCCGCGAATCTCTTCCAGCACGAGATGCGACCGCCAAGCCAACGCTATCCCGGCGAGGTGCAACTTCAGTTCGTAATCGCTTTGCTTGCGTTCTAATTCTGCGGGCATTTCTTGCGTGACGACGAGAGAGACAAATGATTTATTGCCATCGCCCGACCTGTGCAATTCCAAAAGCGTGTCGGGGATTTTGCCCTCGTAGGCTTTAGCTATATCCGTAACAGAACGAAAAGTATTCATGTCTCCTCCTAAAATAGTGAGTCGAAGTCCACTCTCTCGTATTCTTCTAAATTCCCACCAATAGTAGCGTTCAAGATTTGAATATTGTTTTCCCTGGCCCACTTAGAGGCCAGCTTGTGGCCGTGCCGTATGGTTTCGTAGTGTCTGTGGACGTTCTCTTCGTCCCAAAAACCTATGGGGTTATAAGAACCGTCGAAGTGATTGGGGTCATAACCGTCAACGTCGGTTCTGTAGTTAAGGTCGCAGCCGACCAGTATTAATTCGTTGTAGCCCCAGTCAACCGCGTGCTGGATCATGGAACTCATACCAGATCCGTATTTACAGAATTTTCTCTCGTCGATAAACCTTTCACAGAACTCATCGGGGCGCATGTCGTCGTCATAGTGGGCGGCGATATGTTTTACACACCTCTCCCAGGCGTGGACGTGAGGGGGAAGTTCTTCGAGGGCGTTTTCCAGTTCCCCAAAGGTGCACACGTAGTCACCAGTAATGATTTCGGCCACGTCGTCTCTTAGCCACACGTCATATCCTTGAGAGATATGTTCTGAAATAATCTCCTCGGCGTGGACCCGGTGTTGTGGGTGGTCGGACCACATATAGTGCGTAGGCCGCCATGAGGTATGAGGATAGATCAGGTGAATCCGGTTCATGCCGAAAGAGACCTCTGTTTTGGAGAGGTCGGTCTCCGAAAGCGACGGTCCGTTCCCTACCAGGAATATTCGGTCCATAGGGGCCAGAGGGTGTAGGTTGGTTCCGAGAAATAGGTCACGGTATATCCAAATCAACGTTCTTGTATCGGTCCATAATTTCCCGCAGGTCGGTGACGTGTGCTTCTGTGAAATGCAGGTCCTCCTTGAGGATGAGGATCTTGTCCCATTCGGTTTCTTCCTGCAGGGAAATAAGCAATTCGCGTTGTTTTGCTACAGCCAACTTAATCTGCTTTGTAAGATTAACCATCGTCTCCTCCTACGGTCTCTTCCAAAATATGCGCCGGATGTGATTGCGGAACGCAAACGATAAGTCGAGGAACGTCCCGCCCGCTACTATGCTGCCCGTCACCCAAGGAAATCGCATCGGATAGTCGTATGCTTCATTGATAGCAAATTTCACGGCCTCTCCAATCCACTCAACCTGTACTCCCGGTCAAACTTTTCCTCGTCAATCGGCATCTGCCAGTGCGCCTGGTTGGCCTCGATTTCTGCTAGCAGGAGGCTGGCCCTGCGGTTGAACGAGACCTCGAAAGGAACAAAGACAACGCTGCGGATTTGCTTGACGCCTAAACCCGAAACAGCGTGAGTCCTGACGAACAGAAGCAATTCGCGTAATTTTCTCAAAACGTAGTCATGCCACCCCTCGTCCATCCACAACTTATAAGTAGCGGGGTCAGTCTCTGGAAATTCCATAAAGAGGCACCGAACCTCTCTTAGCTAATAACCGACGTTATTTCCCGAATAAACACTATTCGGTCGAGGGGAAACACCTTGGTTTCGCTTTCCTCTTCTTTCGACATCCAAATACGGGCCGCGTGTTCATCAACTGCATACCCGACTCTCCCGCCTTTCTCGTTGGATACGTGATTCACTTGCTCGCTCCCTGAACCATCCACATAGCAATAGGTGATGCGTTTCATTCGTTCATCCTTTCGTTCGGTGCCTCTCTCTGGAGTTCACGCAACACCTCCAAGCTCTCTAAAAGGGCATCTGAGACGTGAACCTCGATGACGGTGTCTTCGGTTTCTTCAGTGGCTTTGGGGCGAGCCTGGCGTCTTTTCATCTGTTCCAGATAGAGTTCATAGGCTGGTCTATCTTTCGCCTCCACCCATCGCGTGACGAGGGTTCTGTTGCCCTCCCCGATTTCGTCCCACTTGAAGCCGTCGTCTTCGACGATCAGCATGGCGGTTTCCAGGTTCGCCTTCTCGCCTGTTGTCTGTAGGTTTCGGGATGCCGATGCCCTTTTGCTGTCGAAGCGGTCGCGGTTTCCAGGTAGGTAGTTGTTGCAAATGCCACACCTACCACTCTCGGGGTAGGGGTCGTTCAGGTGGCCTTTCTTGCAGCTAACGGGGTCCATCATTTACTCCGTAAACTACGCATTATTGTCTACTCGCTCACCGGCGGGTGCTCACGGCAGTTCTGGCATACTGCCACGGCTTCAAACTCCATAATTTTTCCCAAGCACGGGACCCATACCAACCAAACCACAACACGAAGACGAAGACCCCCCATGCCTACCGTTTCCTGTTCCCCCCGCTCTCCGCTTTCCCATTCTTTCTCCCGGCAAGCCAGGGGGCCAGCGCCACCCGCTTGCTGAGCAAGCTTACGGAGGAGGGTTCCCTGAGAGTGGGGATGCCCACGCCGTGAGCTTCGTCATTTGTCCCCACTTCGCACATTCAACCGCGGCTGCTTGCTCGCCTCTGCTTCTGCCCCTGGCCAGCCGTTAGCGAGCTGATCGCCTGCTGGCTTAAGACAAAAGAGCCCCGCTGGGTTGCAGGGCTCTGCGCCTCTTGCTTGTTGGTTGGTTAGGTTAGCTCAGTGTTGCCTTCTCCTTGGTATTTTACCCCATATCAGCGACATGGTTACTCAGGCATCCCAGCGCGAAGCAACACTAATAAGTCTTGTCAATCCCGGACTATTGCACTTGCGCCAGATACTCCAGCTGCCGTATCGCACTTCGTATCGTGACAAGGCATTACAAGCGCAAATTTGGCGCCATCTGTATCACTTGTGGGTGTTACCAGAATCGGCATTGTCGAATCATAGAAGGTCAATCGCACTTCGCCCAGGTCCCGTATAGCCTCGGCCAGGTACTTTCCATTGACGCATATTTCAAACTGACCTGGCGCCTTTGGTAGGATCTCGCGCCATTCAGGATACTTGGCATCGTACGTACCCTGGTCTGGCTGCTCCAGCTCCGTGACAAATGCTCCAGCCGGGATCTTACCAATAGCATTACCCTGGAGATCCTCGGCGCCTTCCAAGTCTGGCTTATTCGCAACGTGCATTCTGAAACCGTCCGTTGCTATCACGTTCCCATTGTCAAATCGGAAATGAGTCAGCTGCGCTCTGGACCGATCCTTGCTTATTGCCTTCCCTACCCATCTTAGAACCTTGCTTGCTTCCTTATCACCTTTGATTATCATTGTCTTGCCTCCTATCTACTGTCAAGTATACACTATTGCGTATAGCTTGTCAAGTAGTAGGATGCAGCTCTCTTTCAATTCCACCCCTTACTCGCCGCATAGCTTCGTAAGCGTTTTCAATACACTTGTAATGAATCCACTTCCCGCCACCCCACCACATGCCCCATTTGTCTTCATCCTTCCCCGCCGCTACCGCCCTATCGCACAAAACACAACGCCCTACTGTCGTTTCCAATACCGTCTTGGTCATATCATGCCAAAGCCGCCCCGCTAATGACAGTCGCCCTCATCGCCCCTCCGCCTTCGCTATCGCCTCGCGCAGTTTGTCGAAGCACCAAGCGAGTCCGCTGTCTCCTGGTTCATCTTCGCCAACGTAACCCGACAGCTCATCTGCTACTGCCTTGCACGCATCCAGCAGCTCCGGCGCTGCCGCTATCAGGCGGGCGTTGGCTAGACATTCGTCAATTCGCTCCTGCTCTGTTCCCTCCCACGCGTATGTTCTAACCACTACCGTCTCTCCAGGCCCGAATAGCTCTACTGGATTCCAGCTTTGCGCATTCTCATTGAATGTCCACGGCCCTGCCGTAGGTGCTGTCATCGCCTGGCCTCCCGGTATGCGTCCCTCGCCGTTGTCCAGCTGTCGCGATCCGGCACCCACCGCCGCCCGTTGCCCTTGTCCCTCAGCGCGCGGTTCTCTTTGTCTACCTGCTCCCAGTCCATGCGCGCCATTGCCTGGTACCTTCCTAATTCGTCTACTAGCTTGAATGGTTGTAACATCTTTACTCCTATCAGCGATCCGACTGCTCAGGACCGTCACTTGCCACAACACTTATAGGATTGTCTATCCGCGCGGCTCTCAAATGCTCCGGTAGAGCGGCGAGAGCTTCCCAAAATTTGACCTCGGGATAAAACCCGCCTAGTTCTTTCCACACCTCTGCCGCCCTCACCACCGCCAACAACGCGTCAGCATCATTCAGGCGCTTATCTATTAGTCTCGGCGTCAACACAAGCTCACAATGCTTACAGCTTGCGAACGGTTCGCCTTTCGCCATCGCTGCAACCCACCACTCATGCCTATGCTCAATCATTGGACACCTTTCAGCTATAGAAGTGCTCGATAGCACTCCATACGTAAAACACAATGCCGCCATTCTTGTGATACGTGTAGTCATTTGGGAACTCAGCCATCTGCATCACCAGGTCATCTTCTAAGTAGCACTGGCTAACAAACTCCGGCTTGTCAATCCGCACGGTCCTTCCAGGCTACCCCGTCATGCAGAATTGCAACAAGCCCTGGATTATCCGCGTCTACCCTCGCTAGTATCGGCTTCACTTCTTGGGCCGCGGCTAGAAACTGCATTCGCTCCATGTCATTTGTAAATATTCCATCAGTCTCTTCTAGCAATGCCGCCTTAGAAGCAAGTCCCAACAATGCTAGTGTCTCCTGTAGTGTAATCATCGCCCTCCGCAGCCACGAGGGCTTGATGGAGTCTCCATGCCGGACTACTCTTGTGCCATTCTTCAGGACGGCCTCCCGTGGCCTGATTGGTTTCGTCCTGTTCTTTCGCCACCTCCACCACAGCTTCCATGCGTTCGGCTTGGTCGGCCAGGCGCAAGAGCACCGTGCCACCATTGCTGTACAGACGTATCATTTCGCTCAATTTGTGCTCACTCATCGTCTCGCCTCCAGTTCGTTCCGCAGCCTGTACGCCCTCAGGAACACCAGCCTATTACGTAGCTTCAATGCCTTCACATACTTTGCGCTACCAGGCAATCCGCTACTTGGAGGGCGCGGTATGTCTCGCTCCGTCTTTGGGCAGTGCGCCTTGCGCCCGCCTGCCTGGTTCTTGCCATTCGGCAGCGACGGTATGCGCCATGCCTTGTGCGACTTCACTTCATGCACAATTGTGAAATCTCCTAGCGCCGTGTGCCTTACCTCTGTTATCTGCATGTCTAGTCTCCTATCTATATAGGAGTATATACTAGCGGGAGTATGTTGTCAACCCCCAATATATTGACAAGTGTCTACCTCTTGGTATATAATGAAAGCATGTTCAAGCTTCGCAAGCTCCCCGCTACCATGAACGCGCATCAGCTCCACCTGAAGAGCGGCGTCACCTATGCCACCGTGCTGCAGTACATGAACGAACCCGAGACTGTGAAAGCTGTGGACCTGGCTACCCTGTATCGCATCCTTCACGCCCTGGAGCTGGACCTCTCCGAGCTACGTTTCCTCGATGTGTTCACAACAGACGATTTAGATTAAATCCTCCACGCCTCACGGGTTGCGCTATTCAGCTAATACTCTGTTTTGCATAGGTATCCCTTCCCGAATGTCTTGATCCACTCCTCCCAACTACGCTCAATCAAATCTCCCACTCCGTGCTCAGCGACCTCGCCATCTAGGTCTAGCCAAATGCTGAATTTTCCATCCATTGACTCGGCCCCCCACTCATCTTCGTAAACATCCTCGCCCGCGTATGGAAGTAGCGAGATCGCATCGCCGACGCTATCTGCTATAACGAAATCAACGCTATTGCTGAATACTTTTAGCTCACTCATCAACCGGCCTCTCTGACTTACTTACAATAAACTTCGGCTTGCCCTTCTCGTACTCAATATATACCCTGCCGAACCCCGCCTTCCGCACCTCGGCGCACGCCTTGAATAGCGTCTCCTCCTCTGCCTTGGTAAAGAGATTCGGCCACTTGACTATGGACATGGCCTTATCACCAAGTCAGGGAGGTAAATTTCGCCGTCCATAATCTTGCGGATAATCTCGTTGCGCTCATCTGGCACCGGCGCGCCCTTCCAAATTAGCCAATTGACGCACTCGTATGGATCGTCTATCTTGCTGCCGCACGTTACGCATCTGTCCTTATCCATGTCCCTCCAACCTCCTGCAAACTGCGCCATCATGCACCGCAAAACACAGCGGCCTGCTGATGTCTGCCTCCGGGTCATGCTGCATGTAGCTTTCACATACAGCAATCCACCGCCGCACCTCAGCATCCGGCTGGCTGCCCTTCGGCTTGTAGCCCTTGCCGCCAAGCCAGCCGGGCGCATGATGACCCCAGCCGTGATCAGTCGTTGGCACGCACTAGCCTCAACTTTGTACCTGCCGGAAGTAGCAGTATGGGCGTTTGCTCTTCCCTCCCATGCCACCAGTCGCTTATGATGTCTCCAGCCATTATCAGAATATCGTCGTCGTAATCCTCTTCTGCTAGCACCAGCACATATCGGCTGTCGGGATGTATCTCTAGTATCTGTTCGGCTTTTATTTCACTCATGCGCAGCTCCTATCGCACCTAATGCCTCGTCAACACTCCTCACCACTAATGGGCAACAACCTGACCTGACTCTCATCTCTTCAATCATGCACTTTTGCTTCTTGTTCAGCCTCCCCTTGTCTGTCTTGACCTCTAATAAATTCAACTCACCTCGAAACGCGACTAGCAAATCGAAAGGCTGGTGCGCGACGTACACCCAGGCGCCCGCTTTCCTCAGCGCGTCCACTATCTCGGCTTGGTTCGGATCAGTCCGCTTCGCGTACGCAGGTGGACGCCTTGAAAATTGCGTCATTTGTTCATAATTCTGAATAAACACGGCGCTTTATTCATATTCCTGAATAATGCGTCAGTCCTTAACCCCACGCCCACTCTCCTCAACCAAACTCAAAACCACTTTGTATTTCTGCCCGTCTCTCTCGACTATCATCCCAACGGGCCATACACCCATCTTCAAAGACCTGTCGAAATGTCCCATCAAAAACTGCGCGCCTTCCTTGAACACACCACCTCCTGAGACAACCGTGTATCCCGCGTTCGTGTGATAGCTCACAGCCCTCTCGTCCCCTCGTATTCCAGGTTCGTACCCTCTACCTTCGGGCACCCGATGTTGAACTCGGCCGCTACGCCTTCAAAGAACAACCAATACTCAATCTCGTAGTCTTCATCAGGGTCATACACGTATTGGGCGTTTTCCAAAGAATCCAGCGCATCATCAACCGTCGTAATAACACCCTCTTCCTCCAAAATAAGCAGCGCCTCAACTATCCGCAGGGGGCTCGTGGGGTCACTCAAAACCACAATGTCAGGCGCACACTCGCTCACGGGCTTGTTGAGCGCGAAGTAGGCAGCGGCGCCCGCGATAGCCAGCCCTCCCAGAATGAAGGCCCCATACACAATGACGCTAACTTTCCTGTCGCTCATGTCCCAAGATGATGTGTCCTCCTGGCACAGCACCCACCTCCTTTCGCAAATTGGTATCCAGTTCGTCTAATGTCTTTTGACGCGCTTGTACGTATGTTGCACGTACACCTGTCTTCTCCAGGTACCTCTCCAATACATGCGAGAGCTGTGTATCTTTGTTGAGGAGGAATAGTTCAGGCATCGGTCTCCAAATCCTCGTAATGGTCAGCGTCCGGATATTCAAAGTCCCCGTTGCGTTGCGATAAGTGCCGCAATTCTGCGAGCTGGTCTGCCGGTATATCGCCCAGCTTCTTCATCGCGCGCAGCGGAAAGTACACAATCCCGTTTTTTACACACGGATAATCAGGGTCACGGCCAGGTCTCTCGCTCGGCCTCGGTCTCTCCAGAACAGAGAGATAGTTTCCATATACCCAGCCGATAGCCTCGTCCACAAATACACAGAACGGGTCCTTGCCGTACTCCTCTCTAGCTCTCGTTAGCCTGTCCCACTGAGCTACATCGAAGCCAGTGTCCCGATACCATGTCCGTGCTGCCTTTGCCTTGATTTCAATGGCGATAATGTCGTAGGTCTCCCACTCAAGCGCAATGCCGTCGAACGGATGCGACGTTTCCTCGTCCGTCCAATAAAAGACGGCCTCACCCGCGAACATCTGCTCTACACACCCCTGGCCTATAGCACCCTTACTAAAACTTATCTGCTTCGTTACCATACTGGTCCCAGCCCTCTCTGCTTTCCCTGCTATACATGTCGAGCTTGCGGTACTCGTTCGGAACTAAGCTATCCACCATCTCGTAGAATTCGTCTGGCTTGCGGCTGTGTTCTCTCAGCGGTCCCTCAACAACAGTTGTTTGACTCACCAATGCAACCTTTGGCTTGCCCTTCACGGCCATGATGCAGAACTCGCTTTTGCTACGGAGCCACACGCCCAGCCCCATCTGGTCCTTGACCCATGTAATAACCGTCTTGGGCTTGAACTCCCACAGATCCAGCAACGTATAGGCATCACGCATGAACGCATGTGTCGTCCACAAGAACAGCAGGCTGTCGTCTGCAGCCGGGGGAGCGTTGGCTGCTATCTCCAACAGGCTCATCTCTGGGTATGGTGATGCAGCGCGTCGACCAGCTCGGTCGTATGTTTCCCACGGCTGCTTGTGGTTGGCTCGGTCATAGGGCCAGGGCGGGTCGCAGGAGATGGCGCTGTATAGCCCCTCCGCTACCTGTATCTCTTCCTCTTTTATCTCCCCTATTTCGTGCCTACGAACCGATGCTTTGAGTTCCTTTACTGTCCATTCGTTGTTCTCCGCATCAGCTAGTAACTGGCCCCTCAATTTCTTCTTCGTAGTAGCAGCAACCTGAAAGTGTGACCAGTCCAGACGTCTGGAGCGTTCTGCATACGTATAGGCGTTTGCTATCCTCTGGTACTCCATGAGCGTGTTTATCTTGGAGTCGGGCCAGACGGAAGCAGCCTGCGCATACTTCTCCCCATAGGCGAACTCCCCATACCTGAGCCAGTCCCCAATCACCCACTGAAGCGCGCCCTCCACACCGCGCAAGCTATGCCCGTACTCCTCCCATTGTTGGTAAGCAACCTTGTTCTCGGGCAGCACCAACCCGACGGGTGTAGCCTGGAACTCCTCTGTTGATATAGCTTTGATAATGTCGTTACCCACCGATGGCATCCTTGAATTTCATAATGAAAGTATTCCTCGCCTTCTCTTCCCGCTTCTTACTGAAGTCCAACCACATACGACTCCACCCTCCGAAATGCTTCACCACCTTGGCTATCATGGGATGTGAAAACTCCGGCTCCGACTCCCGCCTCTTGCCGTATATCTCGTCCCATGCACTCATGGGTGTGGGTATGCGCCTCGACTTGACAGTCCGCGGCGAACCCACCGCCCTGATGCACAAGTTGTAAAAAGACGTCACACTCTTAGCCTCCGCTGCTATCTCCTCTATCAACTCCTCACCTAACCTCTCTAATAGAAGTTCACGCTGGTCTTCGGGTAATTCGTCAATCATTGAACAAAATCTCCTTGTTCTGAGGGAGTGGGCGTATCTACATCTCCTCTCCTCTCTTCTACATCTACATCTACATCTAGCGTTGACTGCTCATTGAGTGGTGGTGGAGGTATCTTGGACTCCGCTTCCCGCTCTCTTTTGCCCTGATGTTCGTTGAATGTGGGAATGCAGATGTAGCGCACGCCGTCCGCCTCGTAGCGCAGTATCATTCCCGCCTGGTCGTACCACTGAAGCGCTTCTTCAATCTTGCCCAGTTCCACGTCTTCTCTTAGTGGCATGGTCTTGGCCTTGATAAGTCCGGCATGGTCAAGGCACCTGCCCTCCTTGTCGAGGGCAAGCGGCAGCAACACCCACAACAGCCTCGTGAAGTCGTCAGGCATCCCGTTGAAGTCCAGGCTTTCCGTTATCTTGGTGTGTAACTTACGCCACGTTGGCACGTGTCAATTCCTCTCTGAATTTCTCCCCGAACACCGCCACGCTATGCTCCCACCACATGGCGTCGGCCTCGCTGCCAGGACGCCAGGCGAGGGCGTCGAACGTATGTGCGTATACTTGTTCGTTGCCATGCTTCGTGACCTCTCGCCTCACGCGGCGCGCCTTTGTCATGTGAAGTCCTTCGAGAATTAACATAGCCCTGCGAAACACTCCCCTCCCACCAAATGCACTCCCAGCCACAACAAGAACAAAAAGAGCGCGGTGGCAAACCAGCGCCACCTGTCCTTCAGCCACCAGATAGTCCGCGAGAGGGTAGGCACTTGCTTCTCGTCGGTGACGAGCGCGTAAGTTTCTATCGCTACGAATGCCAGTGCCCAAATAAGCCAGAACCACCAGTATTTCCGCTTGTTGCGCTCGGCCCACTCTTTGAGCTTAGTGACACCTGTCATGCGGACTCGTGACAAACAACTCGCGTTTTAGTAAGTGGTTTAGTCATAGGCATGTGTATGTCGTTCACCCAACTTTCACCTTGAAAGTGACAAATGTCATCGGGAATCCCCGTTGCCTCTGGTTGAATCAGATGGGGGCCTGGGGGCTCGTGGCTGATCCGTAATGTTCTCTCCTCTACGGACCTGGCCGAATATGTTGAACTGATCTTCCAGCCGCAACTCAACAAGATCTAACGTGTATTCATAGTTCTCTTTCCACGCGCGCAGGTTCTGCAGCAGCACGCGCACGTCTACGTTTGGCGACATGATTTCGTCCGTCATTACTCGCGCCAGATAAGGGACGTTCTCTTTGGCTGGATGGATCAGGTGGTGTGTCACCTGCAGGTAGCCGAACAAGGCAATAATGAAAAGCGCGAACTCGAACACGACTAACGCAAACAGGGGCCAGAACCACTCGTGGCTGGTAAGCCCCGTGATAAACACCATGACAAGCAGATTCATGCCCATCCCGAACAGAAGAAACGTCCTTGCTAATACGACGCTCATGATTCAGCCTCCGTTTTTTGTGACAAATGCCATTTATTAAGAGAAGATCGTGTAAGATGTCAGTCAGTTTGTTTCTTTTGGAGTTCGACGCTGAGGAATCAACCAAGCGTGCTTACGCTCATCACCTTGCCTACATTCAGGAGTACTTAAATGAGGAAGGTGTTCAACTTGGCAAAGTCAACCGTGCCGACTACGATAAATTCCTTTCAAGCCACAGCTGGTCGAACGCCAGCCAGCGCCTTAACTTATCGGCGCTAAAGGCTTATCTGAGATGGGCGGGTGATGAGCACCCCTTACAAGATTTTCGAATTCCCAGGCGTCAGGCGGAACCTCAACGATTTCTACGTCCTGACCAACTTGAACTCTTATTAGAATCTTGCGGCAAATGCCACAAAATAATGGCGATACGTAATCGCGCCATGCTTCTGGTTTTATGGGACACACTTCTAAGGTCGTCTGAAATCGTGCGTATTCAGCTCTACCACCTGGACATTTCACTGAAGATGCTCCGAGTGGACACCAAAGCCACCAACCACAAAGGCCGCAACTGGGAGACTAAAGTCTTCAGTGACCGCACTGCTGATGCAATAAGAGAATGGCTGGCCGTCCGTCAACAGCGGTCCCTCGAAGGAGATCCCTATCTCTTCGTTAGCATGACAGGAACCAAGCTCACGCAGGGCGGGTTCCGCTGTGTCATCAAGCGCCTCAATAAGCACGTCGGCTTCAGGGTGTCGCCGCACGATTTCAGACGCGGCGGTGCCGCTCACGCGGTGGAGCGGGGCGTGCCCGATAGGTTGGTAATGGCTCAGGGGGGATGGCGAACCCACTCGGTCTTCGCGAAATACACAGAAGGGGCTAAGCTCACGGCTTACGCCAACTTGTTGTGGGACTAGCACGCCTGTCTCTGCAGGCTCACTAGCCGCAGGTTGTGGGTTCGACTCCCACGTGGCGCACTTACACTGCTTTTCAAGAGGCCGTGCATTTATGCGGCCTCCCGTGCTCCGCTTTCCGAGCGCACAAGGTCTTCCATACCAACGCCAAACAAATCGCATAGCTTCTGAAGATCCTCTGGCTTCTGTGGTAGCTGCTTGCCGTTGGCGATCAGAGATGCTGTCTGTCTGCTGATGTTGAGGGCCTTGGCGATGTCGTTCACCTTCACCTTCTTCTCGGCACGGAGCTGGGGGACCATGATACGAACGGTCCCGTTTTTCATCTCAAACACTTTGCCTCCTTGTTCGGACATCTTACGCCTCTGCCGCTTCTTTGTCAAGTTTGCCTTCCTCCCTCCTAGTGTACCACCAATATGGGTATTCTACTTGACATTTGTTAGGCTGGGTGTATACTTTAGGCACGATAAAGCCAGTAACGTCAAGAAGCCCAGGGACGCTAAGCGAGCCAGCGCGGGTAAGAAACCCAGCAGCGAGAAGCGAGCCATTGAAACTAAGGAAACCGTAGAAGGGAAGCGAAGCGCAGGCCCGGCAGCGTCGCCGCTTGTTGGTGGAGAGGCCAGTGGTAGGGATAGCCGGACTGGATGGCGGACCACGACGCAAACACTTGCTGCGTACGACCGCACCGAACACGGGACTGAGGTGCGGCACATAGCGCCATACGGGCGCAAAGGAGACAGACATGAACTGGGAAGAAAGAATAGAAAAAGACGTACAGCTCCAAAACCGCACGCGGAAAATAGAACCTATGAGGTACAGCGCAGAGGAATTCTTAGCACGACTAACACGCAAGGGCGTTGACATCCATCACAAGAACGGTGATCTGACTGACAATCGTCCCGAGAACTTGGTGCTGCTCGCCAGATAGCAACCAGCCGCGAACCGGGGTGCCGCTGTTTGTGTAGGTCAGCGTCCCAAATTGGCGCTGCTAGTACCCGGCCCAGCGGTGCCCCGTTTCTGGAGGGATAGATGAATAAGTATCACAAAATAGCAACTGCATGGACGCGTGACCCCGAGAACAACTACAAGACGTTGATCGAAGGGGATTGGGCCACGCCTGAATTTGCCTATCTCGCTAATAGCCAGTGGTGGTTCACTGAAAAAATAGACGGAACCAACATTCGCATTATGTGGGACGGACAGCTGCGGTTTGGGGGCAAGACTGACAAGGCTCAACTGCCCGCGTTTCTCTATGAGAAGTTGGGCGAGATGTTCAACCCTGAGATGTTCAGTGAGTTTGAGTCCGTCTGTCTTTATGGCGAAGGCTATGGTGCGAAGATCCAGAAGGGCGGCGGCAACTACATACCAGATGGCGTCTCGTTCATTCTGTTTGACGTGCGGATAGGAGACTACTGGCTGCGTCGCGACGACGTGTACGACATCGCAACCAAGATGGGCATAGCTACGGCTCCAGTCATGGGCGGGGGTTCGCTAATGGCCGCTGTCCGGTTCGCTCAGGACGGTATCCAGTCCACGTTCGGGGACTTCGCTGCGGAGGGGCTGGTAATGCGCCCCGCTGTTGAGTTATTGGATCGTGCTGGACGCCGCGTTATTTCCAAGATAAAGAGCAAGGATTTCCCCAGTGACTGACCCCATCCACAACGACTTCATAAACGAACTCTCGGCGCTGGTCCTCCAGGGCCAGCTTCCGAAAGCGGATGCGGATCTCTACATCCGGGCCGTCAGCGAACGCTGGCCCGCTACCGCGGTCTTTGACCGCAGCATCCTGGCGGCTATCAAGAGTCATTATCCGCAGGAGACTTCGTTAGTAGAGGCGATGGCGCTATGGGATGGGATTTCGGGGCACCGTTGATTCGCAGGGGCGGCAGACCTCTAGAGGGACAGCGGTGCCCCGTTGTCTGAGCATGTGCATTCGTTCCGATTGCAAGTAGAGGGGCCAGATTGCGATAAGTGTCAATATAGCGCAATCGTGGGACTTGCCGCTTGTGCTTGTGGCGAACTTCTATCGCCTACCGCTATCGAGCGCCGCCTCAATGCCGTCGAACAGTTGAGCGCGGATGACGCTCAAAGGCTTTCTAATACTTGTATGTCGATGCAGGGGGAGGCAATACATGACACAAAATTTCCATCTCTACGCGCGTCGGCCGTTGCTTATTGGAAGAGCAGGGTTGTAAAACTTCGCGCCTACGCATCCGCACTGGAGGCGGAGACCAACGAAGAACGCATACACCGCGAAATGGAAGAGGATGCGGACCAGCCAGAATACGGAGGCTTCCGGTGACGCTAACCATCGTCGCCGCCTGGGCTTACGACGGCGAGTTGCTTGAGGTCATCAACAAGACGTGTGTTTTATGTGGCGAGTATTTATACATAAGCGAATTTGTAGAGGGCGAGGACTGGTGCACCTACTGCGATGACGAGACCGAGCCAAAAGAGTGAAGAAACCCAACAGCGGGAAGCGAGCCATGACGACCAAGAAACCCACGATGGTAAAGCGATGAAAGCCCGCTTCGCTGGTCGCTGCCCGATATGCAACCTTCGTATCTATAAGGGCGACGACATTACGCGAGGGGTGTGGACGCGAGAGGTAGCAGAACGATACAACTTCGAACAACAGAGGACCGAGGGCGGGTACACGCGAACGTACAAGTACGCGCATTCCGATTGCAGTCAAGTAATGGAGGTGGAGAATGGCTGAACGAATACGAGTTTCGATTGGCAGGAAGCTGTGGCACGACGACCAGGGCAAGCCTCACAATACTTACATTTCAGATGTAGGGATCGAAAAGGACCTGCCCAGCGGGGTAGACAAGGACAGCTTCCAGGCTGGCTTGGCTACATGGTGCATCGAGAAGATCCAGGAGAATACCGAGAAGGCGGCGGCCGCATTCCTCAACGGCCAGCCCACGGTGGACGAGATAGCTAAGGCGTTAGGTGCGGAGGTCACGGCATTCGATAGAGGTGCCGAAGCGACAGCCAGAGACTATTCGCCCGCCGAAGAGCCGCCGCCTACTGGCGGGCGGGCTGCAGAAGAGGCACCTGCCACAGAGACGCGCACCCCCATTGATGACAACGGGGACGAGTACGACATCTTCAAAGTTGACAAATTCAAGATTGTCGTCACCGATAGCGGAACGAAGCTGGCCAAGGTGTACGGTGGCCGGTGGCAGAAGTTTGGCGTCACCGTGTGGGAGGAGGTCATGGAAGGCGTGTTCCCCATTGGTGACTTAGACGTGGGCCACGAGTTCGCGCCCCCGCAAGCCATGAAGGCTAAGGCCATCCTGAATGACAAAGGCAATCCGAAGAAGGTAATCGAATTTCAGTAGGCGTAAATCGACGCCACGGAGGAGGTAACGATGGAACTCGTAAAGCAGGATTATGTAGCAATACCGGCGATAGTCGTCACTGGAACCGAGCAACTTAAGAGCACCAAGGGCCGTATCAAAAGGGCTGCGCTTGCCCGACTTGCGCTCGGTTATCGAGAGCTTTCGCTTGCCGTGGGCGAGACGCGATCCCAACTGACGATACAAGATGTCGAGGAGGGGCTGCGCCAAGCTGACGTTCAGATTTTCGATAACAAGGATGTCGGTCGCTACAAGACCAAGGTCAGGAATGACAACTGGAACAGCGGTAGCTGGTGGACAACCCCTATCGAGGAATACGATGAACCGATTCCTGAGTTTGCCATAGACACCGCGCTTCTCGTCAAGCAAGCGATCCCCGAAGCCAAGTTCTCGGTTGAGCATTTCATACATAGGCGCACCAATGACCCCTTTCTGTCCTTCAAGGTTCCGGGGGTGCAAAGGCGTTTTGTGGTCGAGGTTTGGGATGAGCCGGACTTCACGGCGGAGCGAAAAGAACAGCTAGCGTAACCAAGGGCGCAGGGTGGTGGGAGACCGCCTCTCTCGGAAGGAGACCTGCGCCCACCTGAATTATTGGAGGAACGAAATGGACACATTCAGTCGATGGCACAATTTCAGACGGTGGATTGCCTTTCGAATCTATCCCGAAATCTTCGAATGGTATTACGGACCCCAGTTCCTTGATGAAGACCAAGGAGCGACCGATGCTAAAGACTGACGTGAAAAAGAAAGTGGAAACGTACACGCTGAAGCTAACAGCCGACGAGCTGTCGTGGCTGCTGCTGGAGGTCTTCCCGGCGGCTATCAGGAACGCGGAGGGCAGCTTCGCCACCGAGATGCGGGATACCAGGGACGCGTGGTGGGACGAGGTGGCAAAGCAGGGATGGAGGCCGTTTTGATGTTTGAGTGTCCGATTTGTGAAGGCACGGGTGGCTGGACAGAATACGTGGACCTAGAGCCAGGAGAGGGCGGCCCATATACTCCATGCCAAAACTGTGACGCAACGGGAAGGATGGGCATCAAGCGACGGCTATCGTATTGGTTTTGGAATACTGTGCCGGTGCGGTTTGTTGAATGGTACGGCGACTGGAGGTATCCGTATGAGTGACCCGTGGGCAGATATGCGGGAGGGGCTTGTCGAGGATTTAGGCGAGTTGTTTGCGCAGAGATTTGACGAATTGCCCGACGACTATAAGCCGACATTCATCGACATCCTTGCGTTTCTTCGAGGCGATCCATTAGCCCCGGAAATGACTGCGATGAAAGTAGCAGAATCTCGGAGAGACCGTGATGCGCTGTTGGCGGTGGTGAATATGGCGATTGCTTACGAGCAAACACTTGCGCCATTCGGTTCGGCCGATGAGGGCTTCTATCATGTGGGCGATGAGATTGCGCTAGACAATTTTCAGGACGCAATTACCGCCTACCGGAGAGACTAAAGGCACCTTAAAGAAATTCATGGGCTTCGAGTCCATAAATTCGGCTGAATTCGTGGAGTTTTACGGCGTGAGTAGTACCCCTGGAGGCGTTTTGGTTGCGATAAGCTCCATTATCAAAACATGGTAGAGCAGGAGAGAGTGATGAGTGAGGATAGACATCCGATCATTATTGAAACGTGGTGCAAAACTAACGGCTGTCGGGCTGACGTTTATCGTCAAGAAATAAGACGGCTCAAAGATGAAAAGTTCGCCCTCGAAGCAAGGCTCTCGAAGATGGAGGAGGCGCTGGAGCAAATTGTCGAATGGTCTAAGGCTTACCCGATAGACGTATTCCCTGAGCCGGACTTCGAGAAGGTCGCTAAGGTTCTGAAAGACAACGGCATGACGCTTGATGCCGTAAGCGCGAGCAACATGCGGCATGTAATCACCGAAGTTGCGGGCATGGCAACAGCGGCCCTAGCGCAGCCTGTTAGCGAGCAGTAGAGCGTCAGCTATACTTGGCATGGAGGAGACATGAAGAAGCCCACCAAAGTAGTACACATTACTCCGCGTCCCCTTGAAACAATTCCTGTTTATCGCCTGCACTTACCTGACTACAACGAGGCAGCATGGGAGATTGAGGGCAAAGACTTATATCCCCAGTTCGAGAACTACGAGCATTACCGTCGCGCATTTGAGAGCATTAGCGAAACCACTAAATAGCTACTCGATTCAGGACTACCTCTTCACCGCGCCGGAATGAAGTATCGCCTCTAAACCCAGCTCCGGCCTCGGCCCCTTGAACTCTGCTTGCAGGTCTTCTAAAACCCCGCCCACGTACTCCGCTCCGTAGGTCACACACTTGCCCCAGATCAGCAGCGCCTTGTTGTATTTCGTCTGCGCGTTCTCGTGGTGCTTGGCGCAGACGTCCGCCATCAAGACCTCTGGGTGCGACTGCTCGACATAGCGTTTGGCGCCCTTATTCTTCATGAGGGCAGCACGCGGGATGATGTGGTGCCGCTGCAGGCCGCCCTCGCAGGGGCCGAAGGGCTCCAGTTCACAGTTCATCTTCTATACCCGATCTTGCCGCTTTGTCGGCCAGGGACGATAATAGTGCCCTAAAGTGACCCTAATAGAGCCCGAAACCGACGTTGTATACCCGATAGCGCCTATTAAAAAAGCAGTCGGTTGTATAAAGAATGTATCGTTAGCCATTCACTAACACTTGCAGATGTGTGCAGAATCTATTTGTGACAAAAACACTGTAATTCATTGCAGTTACAGGACAATAATGGTCACTTAAAGTGATCATTATGTGTCAATAAGTGATCGGGCTATTGTCGTTTTCGATAGCAGTTGTCACTTCACCATCTGGGTTAACTCGAACCCAATCGTCCCGTCTTCTGTGTCCTCGATAAAGAACCGCAGCCACACGCACCCGTTCGGTTTCGGAGATCCTTTCTCCACATCAAAGCCCTTCCCGTCTTGCCAGCCATCCTTATAAGAGGGGACTCGGATGTGCCACTGCGCCTGTTTTTCAATCTTGAGCTGGCGGTTGATCTTTTCTTGTGCGATGGGAATACTCCAGCTTTCGTGGTTGTGACCTGAGACGACGATCCGTGCATCGGGGAACATCACGGCCATCCGGTTGGACTGAATGACGCCCCTGGTAACGGGCGCACTCCCACTGCCCATGCCGTGGTGGTACTTCAGCACAATCCTTCGACGGCCGCTTTTGTGCACCTTGAAGCGGAACGTGACATAGCCCGTGTATTGTCCAGCCTGCGCCTGCGAGCCTGCCCGCCTCAACCTGTCTACCAGCCTCTGGGTGAGGTTCGTTCCCTGCCTTCTCTCAAGCTCTGTCTCGTGGTTGCCCATCGCTATGAGGGCAAAGTTCTCTGCGTATGGTTTATAGAACTCCTCTGCCTCGTCTAAGACAGAGTCCAGGTAGTTGGTAGCCAGGTATTCTGGCCTCAGGTCTTTGTAGTCTTTGCGGGGGTCGAACTTGCCCTGCATCACGTCGAACAAATCCCCAACGTCGATGATGGGGGCATTGCGCTTCTTGGCCATCTCAAGATGCTTGAGTTCTAAGTCTCTCAAACACAGCGCGGAGTCGTGGTGTACGTCACCCCTGAGCATGACCCACTGGTCCCAGTCCTTGTCAGGCGCGTCAAAAGCTATGACATGGGAGTTGGGTCCCTTGGTCTGCACTTTGAAAGTCATGGGATTGTGGGGGCGGCTTTTACACCGCCCCCTTGGAGGAGACTACTCCCTCAGGGGTTGCCCCGTGAAGAAATAGCGCAAGATGAGGTTCACCCCAGCGATGGCGGCGAACACGAAGATTTGGGCATCTGCCGGTACTTCACCGGAGTAGCCGAAACCCTCAAGGACTGGCAAGAGTACAGCCAGCAGGATAGCTAGTGCGTTGAACCAAACAGTCTTCGATTGATAGAACTTCTTCATTTCATCCTCCTATTAAGCTACGGACAAATGCGGCACTTAGCACAAGGAATGTGCCGCCGAGAATCCAGCGAATGTATTTCAATTCAGTAGACACCTGTCCTTTCCATTCCAGCATCTCTTCCGAAAAGTGATTTAGCTTGCGCAGTGTGTCTTTGATGTCTTCAAGCTCTGTCACACAACAGTTCCTTTAGCGCGTTGTAGGTGTCAGTGGGAAACTCCACTGTGATAAGTTCCTCTTCATCCCCCATTCTCTCCGCCCACCAGTTGGGGTTCACCGAGCTTTCGTCGATGTCCGCATTGAACCCCCCCGGATTGAAGTCGAGCTTGGTTTGTATGAGAGCGAGCTTGTCTTTCGTCCAGTCTCCTGGCTCTCTGGTATCGGGCTCGGGGTCTGCCTCCCAGAGCATCCGGTCGTAGAACCCGTGTCGGCTCTGGACATAGAGTGCCCAGCGCGCCCAGATCCATTGGGCGGAGTAACAAAGCACCTCTTCGCCTGCTAACTGCTCCATCTCCTGCAACTGCACCCACATGTGATCTACAGTCTTGAGGTTCCCAGGAGCACGCGTGTCCTCTAAATCCAATATAGGCGGGAGTTTTCCGTAGCCCCCCACCGAAAGCACCGCCTGGTGATAATGCCTGGCAGAAGCTACCGGGTCTTGTGCGGCTCGATGGAAGCAGTAGGCCCCGCGGGCATCGCCGTATAACAGTTCGGCGGCCCGATACTGAATCGGGAACTCGGGTGTCGTCCACTCCCCCTGCGTAGCCTTGGCTATGTAGCCGCTGTACTTCTGGCCCTCGATAGGGAGAACCCCTGACCAGTAACGGCTGTCGAATACGGTTATCCCGCCTGGAAATTCGTGTGACATTAAACAAAAGCGGCCCCTCGGTTGAGGGGCCTTTGCGGCTCTCCTTGGTTATGTTCTTATTATACTAAATAAAGCAACTTGTCTAACGCCCGTCCCACCCTCAACGCAATATATGATGCTCCACCCAACAACATTGCCGTAGATAAGTAAAGCACCAGCGCGTCGCTCATGCCACCTTCGCCATCGTGAACTCAGGACTGTCTACCATGTTGCTAGGCTTCTCCATGCTCCATCCGCATACATCCTCACGGCGTTGTCGAATGTGTTGATATAGAGCATCCCTTCCTGCCCTGTCGGGTCTCCGGTTGTGGATTTAGGTCCTCCAATGATGACTTTGTCCTCGCCAGCGTCTACCTTGAAGACATCGTCTACGGTGTCACCCTCGATGCGGAAGTCCACATCGTATGATCGGTCATTGAATACTGTTTCTTCGCCCCCTCCGCCCACGCCGAAACTAATAAATACATCATCGAAACCGGCACTATCAGCAAGGGCTAGTTGACCACCAGTTGAGCCCGCAAATCCCCAAATAGCCTGATGGTTAGCATCAGCAGGCAATTTGAGTATTCGCAAAACCTCGGCACCCCCTGGGTTTAGATATATTTGCCCGCCGTCCGTCTGTGAAAACGCGATACTTGTTTCGCCTGTTGCAGAATCATTTATCCCAACAAGTAAATCCCCGTTGGCGTTATCCCGCATTCCCATATAGCCTAAGATACCTGTGTTCGCTGAATTAATCATGCGGATGCCCTTCGCTCGGCCAGACAGGGAGAAACTATCGGTATGGAAAAATGCCTCTCGGTAGTGACGCGACGGTCCCTGAAACGTCGTCTGCCCTGACGAATCCACTATGTCCACCGCGGCAAGAAGGCCCTCCAGTATTTCTACAAGATCCTTGAGTTCCTCTCGCTCATTGCTGGAAAGGTCTTCCTGAGCGATCAGTTCGGCAAGTCTGCCCATTAGGCCCTCCCCACAGTCCTCAGCACCGCCTCGTCAGCCGCCGCCTGCGTTTGCAGTTCCTTGCCAAACAGGATGACAGTCTCGTTGATGTTGGGGCCCAGCTCGAATTCGATTCTCTGCAAGCGCAGCTGGTCCTCGCGGCTGATGTCTGGGCTATGCCAATAGGCACCGAAAACTTCCAACGGGGTGGAGAACGGGACCGTGCTCTTCACGAGGAAGTCCAGCACGTATGATCCCTTGACGCCCGTAATGGTGAAGATTTCGAATTGAAAGTCCCATGTATGCCCATATTTATCAAGCGCCTTTGCAACACGCTCTTCCTCGGCACTAGCACCTCTGCCTCTGATCTCAGGCATAGCATAGTTTGACAAGCAACTGGCGAAACGGTTGCTTTAGCCTTCCTTCTTCGACAAACAGTCTTGGGTGTTTGCTATTCTTTGTTGTATTACATGTCTTGCACGCAGGAACAATGTTCCCGCGAACATATCCGCCGCCCAACGCAACGGGCAGGAAATGATCTTGCTCCATCTTCCCTGGGTTGCCGCAATAAATGCACCTATTGCCGAACATCTCTAATATTTCCTCCCACTCATCGCTTGTAAATGTGCTTGGGAGCGAGTGCTTTCGCGCTTCCCGCCGCTTAATAATTGCTCGCCGCTTCTCCGGGTTATCTTTTTCCCACTGCATACTGTAGGCGTTTGCGTATTCCTTATTCTCCTGATACCAGCGCCTTGTTTTTGCCCGTATACGTTCTGCGTTGTGCTTGTGGTGTTCGCGAGCCCACGCCCGAGCATCCTCTCTATTAGCCCAATACCAATCACCGCTACGTCGCCGTATCTCCTCGCCTTGGACCAAATATCGCTTCCGGTCATAAGCGGCGACGCATTCTTTGCACTTTGCAGCTAGTCTGTCTAAAGAGACACTACGAACATGAAAGCCGTTGCGGTCTTTTGTCTCACCGCACTTGGCACATGTCTTCATACCTCCAGCACCGTAGCACTTCCCAACAATTCCTCCTCTTGGGCCTCGGGATCTGCGTCTACAGGGTCGAGTTCAACAGAAACCAGAGACACGGTCTTGCCGTCAAAAGGACTGTGCCAGTTACCGAAGGTGAGGGGCTGCGCCGAACTTGCCCAGTCTTCCAGCTTATTAGTCAGCACCTCCACCCTGTCTGAGCTTAACCTGCCTTGCAGATCCTCATCGAAATCCATTGCTCTGAAGCTGAAGCTGTAGGAGTACTTGCTTTCTATCTTGCCGAACATCTCGGCCACCGTGGCTTTCATGCGCGGAGTTGAGGAGTTGCTATTTGTGTAGAAGCGGTAGCGGAACCTGACTCGTCTTCCTGTAACGGCGCTGGCTACGGAATCAGAAACAAGGTCAATCTCCTCGACGGGGACAGTATCGAAGGTTCCGTTTACCGCGGTCCACGCGGAGGTCTCTGTGTCCCCGTCTGTCTGGTAATCGCACTCGATAAAAATAGCGCTGGATGAGTAGGCTTCACCAAATACCCTGACGGATTTGAAGAATTTCTGGATTGATTGCATGTCGGCGTACATCCACGAGGTAATGAAATGTCCCTCGTGCGTAAATAGATAATTGCTATCCCTGAAGGGGTCTAGTGTGTCCGAGGGGAAGGGCAGCCATAGAACATCCGTCCCCTGCGAGAACCAGAGACGGTCTACCGTGCTGCCGGGGATGACCTGGAAGAAGAGATTTCGGATGCGCTGCCCCGTCTGTGGCGCTCGATACAGCTCATGCCAGTCTCGACTGCCTGACGTAATAAGAACGGAGGAGAAATTGCTGGTGCCCCCATCCACTGCACAGAAAAACACACCCGGATAGCCTTCCATCGCCACGATTGGCCCCTGCCTGTTCGCGGGTAAGCCAAAATCTTGAGAAGGTCCCACATCATCCATGTTGTTTCGGAAGTACCGCTCTAATGAGTGAAGAAGGGATGTGTAAAGATATACACCATGTACCAAGTGTGCCTTGCCGTTCTTGCTAGAACGAACGGATGCGTATTCTCTCAGCGGTATCTGGTCCGGTATGTCGTTTTGCACTGCCCACTGGGAGTCTTCTTTCAACACCCACAGCACCTCAGGCGAGCCGTACTTGTCCAGTCCGGTAATAGGCACGTTGGTATTACCAACAACAATCCCTGTGCCCAATGAGAGATCCGAGCCCCACGCTACTGCGCTGGCTCTCGCCACAGTCGTAGTGCTGTTGTCGGCTACCCACACCTGCTGTCCGTCTACGGGATCTTCTACCAGCTCAAGGAAGGTTCCCTTGTTTGTGCTGTCGTCTGCGTAGCGGGCAGTCCATGTACCCGAGTTGTTGTAGAAGTTGGCCTTCCTGATGTTGGTGGAGTCGGCCTGCGCGAAGTAGATGATGTCCTTGCTTACTAGAACATCTGTAACGGGCTTGGTTATGCCCGTACCTGAAATCTCAATCCATGTGTCGTCGGCCACTATGACATACTCGGTAGATGTAGTGTGAGACACATTCCAGTCGGGCGAACAAACTAGAGAATCGGCATCGTTGTCTATTATCACCCGCCACGGATATATCTCTTCGGAGCCCGGTCCTGCTGTAATGATAACTACTGCGCCTATCCATACATTGTTTGTCCATGATTTGTTGGTGTCTTCTAAGTTCGCCATGTCTCCTACGTGCCCAGTAGACGCACCCCTATCCCCATTTATCCACAATTGCCCCGCACTTCCATCCGTGGGCTTTGTCACCATGTACTGGCCCTCCTTGTACTCAAAGAAGAGGCTTTCACGGTCGTCGTCTGCGTCTACCAGTCGGAAGTACAAACCTACAGAGGCTGCGCTCCACGAGGAGTTGTCTGACGACTTCTCAGTTGTGCCTGCGGTAGAACTTGTTCCCACCTCCCAGTGGCTAGCTGTTGAGTCTGCCGAGGCAGCATAGATTTTTACCCAGTAGGTGGTGCTTCCTGTAAGCGTGTTCGTACCCGACCAATCGAATGAATAGAGAACGCTTGCCGTGTCCGTGCCAAACGACGCGGCAGTAAGGGTTACGGTCTCTCTTGCGGTGTCGGGGTCGCCCCCGCTGGTGTTGTTGATTTCTACCTTGAGGTCGCCGGGAGTCCCTACCACTCGTATCCACAGGTACACGCGGTCCATGTTTCCGCCTTGTGCGCTGAAGCTCCGCGCAAGGTAGCGGTTGGTCGTGAGTAGCGAGGTCCACGTAACGGACCCCGGCATCACGTAGTCGTCTACTCTGTATCCTGTGGTGTACTGCTCTTGAGGCCCCAAGATGACCTGGTTCGCCATCCAGGTGTTCGTTCTGTAGGAGTCAAAGAAGCGACTTCTGTCGCGCTCGAAGTCCTCCTGCCCTCTGCCTCCCGACCAGTCGTTCTGAACTACGGGGATATACGGAGGCTCGAAGTCGGCGTAGGTGCCCTCGCCCGAGCTTCCTTTAAGAGAGGTCCTGTTCTGCGCCCGCCTCTGTAGGGCCGTGGGGTCGTCGTTCCCCTCGCGGTCAACGAGGATAAGCCCTACTGTGGTAGTTCCGTCAAAAAGTGTCACAAAATGCGACGGCTGAATGGTCGTTGCGCCAGCGGTAGGCATCTACACCCAGCGCCCGTAGGCTTGTCGCCTTCGTCTGCCCTTCTTGCCGGAAAGAATGGGCTTGAAGGGAGTGCCGGGATCGTATATCTTCCACTGTCTGCGGGCCGCTGCCAGGTCTACCTTCGCATCGTCCAGCTTGCGCTTCATGCTTACGCTTCTGCCGCCCTTCCTGCGAATTCTTTCCACGTCTGCCAGGAAGTAAGCCTCGGCTACGATCCTGTTTAGCGGAATTTGATTATCGAGAGTGTCGCTATATGCGGCTAAGCGAGACTGCGCAGCCATGTACTTGAGCTTGATGGTCTTGCCCGTTGGCGGTTGGCTTCGGAAAATTAGGGTGCTTCCCTCTGGATACCAATTGAACATCTCTACCCAGCCCTCGTTTGAGGCCGTGGAGGTCTGTGCAATATAGACGCGCCGCATGCTGTCAACAGTTACAGCAGGAAAGGTATATTCCTTGGTGTTGGCCGCTGTGGTTAAAGACTCGTCTGTGGTTTCAACAGGCAGCTTAGAAAGCGCCCTGTTGATAACTCCCCGCATCTTGTCGAGCTTGTATTTACTTGAGGCTAAGGCGTACTCGTCAAGTGTTGCAGGCGCAGAACTGATGCCGTTAATTCCAGAACTTGAGAACGTCAGCGTCCCCGTACCCGAGGCGTAGCCTGTGACCTCGGCAAACTCGCCCTCTGGGGCCGCGCCGTCTGCCTCTACCACAAACACCGTCCCATCGTTCCAGTCGTCGTCTGCCCCACCGAGCCCGGAGTCTACGAGGGTCGTACTTGACCCCCCGGTGGCGAGGCCGTACTTAAGCCCTCCGAGTTCATCATGGACTCTCATCAAAATATCAAAAAGGTTGGGAGCACTTAAACTCATGTATTCTCCTATTCAGCCTGTTTCCCTAAGCCGTCATCTAGGCCGCCTCTTTCTAGCGGCGCATCTCTCCACTGGTCGCGCCAGCGGCCCTGCCAGATGACAGCCATCGGTGCAGCGAACTGCCGCGTGGACGGCTCGCCGCAATCGCATATCTGAGGGATGTTCCGGTCGCTTATCGGTAGCCGGTGTTCCATGCTATGTCCGTTGGGACATACGAACGGGTAGATCATATTGGCCCCCACGGAAGACTATTCAACACAGTCATCGGTGTCCTCTGCGTTGACGGGACAGCAGCACCCGCCAGTATTCCGGGGTAGCTCCATGCGTGCATCTGCCTGTATGCCTGGTCCGGCGTTGCGTCGGGCTCGGGAGCTTGCGTTCTCCACGGCATCAGGAGGTTTATCGACATCCTCTCGTTCCGGGTGTCCACCGCCATCGGGAAGAACCCGCCGACAACAGGAAGGGACGTGGCTGTCCAGTTGAATAGATGCGCCAGGCCAATGCCTATCGCGGAACCAGCCGCCCATAGTATTAGGCCCGGAATTATGAGGTTCATTAGGCTCCACTTACAAACTCTTCACGGTCATACGTGGTGCCGTCGTCTGATACGGTACTCTTCTGTCCCGCCGTGGTGGTGTCGTCGTTGAAGACAGTTATCAGCGTGGCAGTCGATGTAACTCTGTTGCGCAGGAACTTATAGATGTAGTCAATCTTGGTCATTGCGTCAGGGTTGACAGGCGGTGCGCCCTGTCCCGGTTCGCCGCGAGCGTCATCCAGCAGCGCCAGGATGGCCGCAACCTCTGTGTCGAGGAAGTTGTCAATGGTGGTAAGAGCTGCGGTGTGGTCGGCAGTCTGATTGGTGTGACCCGTGACACTACCAACTGCGCCTGTCACACTACCAACTGCACCCGACACACTCCCGACTGCGCCAGTGACACTTCCAACACTACCGTCTACATTCCCGGCCACCGAACCTACAGCTCCAGAGACACTGCCCACGCTACCTGACAGGCTTCCAGAAATATCCATTGTCTGGTTGGGTAGATTGATAGCTGTTAGTCCATCACCAGCAGTGCCCACTTGAGTAATGAGTGTATTAATATCAGCCCCGTTGTTGTTCGCCGTTTGTGCCGTTCTGTTTACGGTGTGAACATTGGCGAACGCAGAGGTAGCGAAGATTTCCACGCTATCCCCCACCGCCATTGTGAAACCAGTTTGTAGTGGGTCAGCATATAACTGAACAGTCCTGCTGGCCCCTGTATAGTCAGAGATGTACCCGACAGCTTTTTGAATTTGCGTGACTTGATCTGTAACGACGATGATGCAATCGTTGTATGCGTCGTTGTCCCCAGATGCCTCACCGCTTGTCAGGGTGAATGTGTTCTGGTCAGTAAGGCCCTCAATGCTGGTCTGGGCCATCTGGCCAGCGGTGCGCCGATTGGCGATGCTGAACGTAGCAACGACAGCGTTGATGGCGCCCGCGTCCACTGTTATCCCAACAGCAACAGCAGCGTAGTCGTGACCGGCTTCCCAGAAGTCGCCTATGGTATTGTCCGCGGTGTCTATCGTGAACTTGTGAACACCGGCAAAGGTATCCACGTCCACGTCTATCGCCATGCCCGCGGTATTTGCGCGCTGGGTCAAGCTATCGTCTTTGTATATGACGATGTCCGTGTCAACCAGGTCCGTCGCAGTTACCGAGGCAGAGGGGTCGTTACTAGAGAATGTGTTGAACCACACGAATACAGTTGACCCAGGGGCAAAATCTCCGAGATAATTCATTTATGTTTCCTGTAGTTCCATAAAGACAAACTCGGCATCGCCAGCCATGTCATCGGCGGTTCCGTCCTGGGCATCTCGTTCTAGCATGATGTAGAAGAGTTCCCCCGCCGCGGTTGAGTCCATCTGTGCCCCAGCCGTGAACGCAATGGTGAAGTAGTCCACCTCGCCCGAAGCGGACGCAACATCTACCGCAGCATTAGCTTGCGGCGCCGCGTAAACCTTGACATCCAAATCGTCGAGATCGTCTGTGACAGACTTCCACCTCAGCTTCCACGACGTATCGTTAGTTGTCGCGCTGGATGCCATCCAGCCAATAGTGGCGGTTACACCACCTCCCGCGTAGTTTCTTGGCAAGACGGAAGAGAACACTGCCAGTTCATTGACGGTGGCGTCAAAGTCGAGGACGGGCTTGCTGTTTCTAAGGTCAATCGTTGCCGCGCAGCCCGCCGCGGACCCCGTCAAGGTTCCGTGGTTTGCGGGAGTACCGCTATCTGCTGTAAAGTTCTCGTCAGCAGTCCAAGCTGTCGCGTTTCGGTTAGACAGAAGCATGTAGCCTGCCGCGTCAGTGCCACCCCATGTCCCGCTTTCCAGTGATAGGAATTCCAGAACGCCTGTGGCATTGCTGGAGTCCCCCCAGATGACGGCTGTCCCGTCGCCGTCTGCTGTTGGCTCTGTCGAGCCACTGGTGAATGCCACCCATTCCCAGTCGGGAGGAATGTTGTGGAGAGCGGTGAAGATATTTAGAGTATCGCCTGATGCCATCGCTAACTCCTTAGATACCGTTTCTGTATTACGAACTGCAAAAGAAGTGCTTTCTGTTGGACGCTGGCCGCACCCCTGAACGGTTGGGGCAAAGCTGTGTTTGCTGAGGCGGCATTCGCGTCCAGCCAGCCGTCAAGTGCGTCCACCCCCGCACGGAGGTCTCCCTTAGAGAAGGGCGTACCCTCTCGTCTGTTCGAGAGGTCTTCCATGAACTCTCTCCAAATTGCTACTCGGTCTGCGTCTGGTAAAGCTGCCATGATTTCTCCTATACTGCTATCGGGCCTCCGAGGGGTCCGTAGAGGGGTCCCAGAAGGTGGCCCGTGGGTGCGTTTCCCGCCGGTGCCGCGGCTGTTGGGTAGCTGATAAACGGCGGCGCGGGGTAGATGATCTTGGGGGGATGAGCGACAACGGTCGTGCCGCTTATCGTCAGTGTGTCCCCGAATTCTTCACTCATTGGTCGAATTAGTTTTAGATGTTTTGTGATTGAGCCGGGTCTAACCAATAGGGGCGAAACACCCTTGCCCAAAGCCAGCATCTCGGCATCCGATAGAGCGACATTTAAATAAAGAACAACCTCGGCAAGCTCGCCGTCGTCGAACTCGTCGGTTCCGTGTTTGCTTGCAAACAGGCCCAATTTATATGCAGCACTAGATGTTATTCCGTCTGGCGTATCGCTTCCGTCAGCCACCCCATTCAAAAAGACCTCTAGTAAATTTGACCCATTCCATCGACCGCCGATCCCGTACCATGTATCGGCAGAAAGCGCCGAGGCAATCTTCGCCTTTGTCCAAGTCGATCCGGTATGATGAAAGATTGCCTGCCGAAAATCGACATTGCTATGGTCCCATGAGAAGCCCGCCCCTGTGCCAGCGGAAAGATCAATAGCAAACGGCTGATTAATTACTGCTATTTGGGTGGTGTCATTCCTGTACCAGAAATGGAAACTGTAAGCGGTCGGCGTAGAAAAAACCGTATCGCAGAGAATGTAGTCGCTGGAACCGTTGCCCTTACGAGCCACTATCTGCCTCCACCCACCGATCCAGCGCCGGGACTGTCGCCGCCCATAGTTTCTTCATGGGTAATCCCTCCACTGCTCTGCCGCACTAAAGATTTCGCTCACGTCTTCACTCCACCGCCATCCATAGAATGTCGTCGTCACTCGCGTCACAGATGATGTAGAACTGGTTCAGGTTGAAGCAGGGTATCCAGGGTGTCTGGGCGCCGGGCTGCAGTTCGTAGCCAGCGGTAGTCGTGGTCGTACCTGCGGCCACCGTCACCCCGGACCCGCCCAAATACACGTCGCTGGCGTTCCCGTTGGGCGCCACGAACATCACCATGCGGCATTTGCGAGCCGCAAGCTGGACGGCGGTTGCCGACCCAGCGCGCTCGCCGGTCCAGATGTTTCCGTATTGAATATTCTCGACTTCCGCCATTACTTAAGCCAGAACGTCACGTGCGTTGCGCCGGTCAAATCGCAAAAAATTCCCGTGGTCGGGAAAAGAACGCCCTCGAAGTTACTGAAATCGAAAAAAGTTTGTCCTCCCTCTAGCTGCCCCGCGAGTTCAAGAACGTTGGTTCCCGTGGAACTTCCGCTATCCGTCAATTCTAATTTCCAGTCGGCATTGTTTGCGTTCACGAGTACGCCCATCAGGGAGGTCGGCGTTGCAGAAACTACGGCGTCGGCGGTGACATTGACCCTGCGATAAAGTGGTGGCATTTCATTCTCCTTTTAGTTATGCGACAGCAACCCCACAATGAGCCGCGGCTAGGCTCCAGTCAATAAACAAATCGAATCCTGCCTTTTGAACCTTTCGACAGAAGACGAGGTCTTCTCCACCCTCCTCCATACAGAAGGGGCTTTCACCTAATGCTTCCACTACGCTCCTGTGAACCATCCAGAACCCTGCCCCTGCGGCGTCCACCTTTTCCAATCCTTCGCCAATCTCGTTCTGTCCATACTGCGTGTACTGCGCGATGCCGTCCTCCCAACCGTTTTCGTGATACACGACAGGGCCATAGGGCTCTGCCTTCTTCTTGTACCAACCTCCAACTATGCGCACGTCTTTTCTGCGCTCCATGTGCTTGAGCAGCTTCGCGATAGCCGTGGGCGGAATTAATACGTCACTATCGAGCATGAACAGGTATTCGGCATCGCTCCGGTCCAGAAACTGGTCATGGACAAGGTTCCTTGCATCTGGTAGGTACGTGCTACCGGCCACGATAACGTCATCCCACGGCTGGACACGCACGCTTGCCAGCATGTGCTTTGCCCACCTTGCGAAGACGACTTCGTCGAAGCACACCCCCCAGCAAATCGGGGTGGCGCGCACCATCGTTATCTCTTCGCGGTCCTCCTCGATGTGCGTCTCGGGTAGCTCACCCTTGTCCTTCATCTCCTGGATTATTTCGGCAATCTTCGCCTTGCCAAGAGATGATGACGCAGGAACGGTGTCGGGCTTCTTTCTAATTCTTCCCATTCAGCACCGTGTTGATGTCAACTCTCGGGTAAACCTCAAGCTGTCCCCCCACGGTAGCGTTCTCAACAGTAAGGCCCATACTGTCCGCAGAGTCACGGGCCATCGTATGGGCCTTGATAAGTCTCTTGTTTAGCCTGTCCCAATCTGCTGGACCAATCACCTCTTCGCCCGTGCTCCTGCGTATCTTGTAGGGGCAGTAATCAGGGTCGAAGTGATTCACGTCCACATCGTCTGGGCCGCGATACTTATACAGATCACAGCCCACAAGGTAAATAGGGTTATGACCCAAAGAAGCGGCAACCTGTATCGCCATGCTTGCTCCTCCCCCCCTGCTACATAGATCAGGAAGATGCCAGGCCCATTCGTCCACATCGCCTCGATATGTGCGATGGATGCAGTGATCTATAAAGACGGCATCTTTTCTGTAAGACTCGACCAAGTCGCGGTCGTGCTCGCGGAACAGAAACGTACTATCCCGGTAAAGCAGATCGTCCCAGTTCCACCAACCGTCGTCGTGGTTGACATCTACCATCACCCACCAGTTGGGGTCCCAGTCCAACCCCAAGAGGTTGAACCGATTCATGCCGATGGTGAACTCGTTCCGCAAACCGTCTACGGGCGTGTCGTTTAAACTCGGCCCGTTGCCGATTACGAAAGCTCTCAGGCTTCCACCCGAATCTTCATCAGTAGATAGCATGTGCCAACCGCTGACGCTGCTTGATCGTGCGAAGCGAAAACAGATGTTCCCGCAGCCAGGGCTCCCGCCGCAATCACCAGGGCCTGGTAAGAACCTGTTGCCTGCGCGGCAACATACGGCGTAGCTGCCACAATCTGGCCCCCGCCAGTAGCGGTGCCGATAGTGATGTCGCCTTCGGCTGCGCCCGATGTTTCGGTAGCTTCGTTATAGATAAGGCCTGCCTCCAGTACCTCGCAAGCCGTCCTTGCGTTAAAGATCACCTGCTCGCTGGCTGCCAGAGAGATGTCATACAACAGCGACTTGACCATAACGATGCCGGTGTTCCCCAGGCGCACCCAGTCCGCCGCATTGCCTCCCTCGTCAACCTTCATCCATAGACAGGCGTTGTCATCCGCGGCATTAACCTCGGAGTAGACTGCGCCCTTGTTGACGGTTGTAAATGGGGCGATGGCTGCGGGAGTACCTGTCCCCCACAGCCATGCTGGTTGATTCTCGGGTGCCAGCGGAGAGCCATAAGCCGAAAAGTTGCTTCCGGCTGCCGGATACTCCGAGGGTCCTACGACAAGAGCCTTATTTGAAGAGGCCATTCTATGCCTCGACTCTTATCTTCATCAACACCCGATACGTGCCACTGAAGCTGGTGCCAGCATCATCGTGCGATGCAAACACGGAAGTTCCTGCAGCCAGAGATGCCCCTGCCGCCTTCAGCGTGAGTGTTACGTAGGTGCCCGATGCCTGTGAGAGGCCATAGGCTGTTGCTGCTACGATCTCAGCTCCGCCAGTAGCCGTGCCGATAGTAATGTCACCCAGCACGGCACCGGACGTTCCGGTGGCCTCTTCCCAGAGTATTCCAACCTCAAGGATTTCACTCGCCGTAACGGCATGGAACATCACTTGCTCTGAGTCGGCTGCGTCGATGTCGAATAGCGATGACCTGACATGAACTACGCCAGTCTTGCCTACGCTTACCCAATCTGCGGCGTCTCCGCCTTCATCGACCTTGAACCACAAAGCGGGGTCGTCGTCGGTAGTGTTGACCTCAGAATAAAGCGACCCCTTGTTTACGGTAGTGAAGGGAACGATAGCGCCGGGAGTTCCCTGCCCCCATAACCAGGCGGGCATACCCTCAGGCGCCATGGCAGGGCCATAAGCCTGAAGGACATTCCCGGCACCTTCTCCATACGCAGGGGGGAACAGAAACTGGGCTTTAGTTGAAGTAGCCACTGTTTCCTCCTATGCGCTTGTGCTAAAGCCGACTACGGCAGACATCCAGTTCTCTCGCGCGAGCACGAAACTGTATTCGCCCACGACTTGCCCGAAAGCTGCGGTGTCGCCCACTTTGCCCAAAGGCTCCCAGAAGAACGGGTCAATCGTGACAAAGCCACAGGTACTGGTGTCCAAGATGTAGAGACTGTCGGTTGGGCAGTGTCGGTCCAGCACGAGGTTCAGCTCGTTGCCGTCCACCGACCCTTGAATCCGGTCGATGACCATGCCGCCCATTCGCTCTGACCTTTCGGTGCGGATTGCACCCGCATAGAACGAAGCGACCTTGCGCTTACCCCAGGAGTTGCAGAGAATTAGATCCGGTGCGCCTCCTGCATCCCAGCAGTCTTGAAGCTCGTCTTGGATATTTGCTTCGGTCAAAGCTGGAGTTGAACTCAGTGTGTTGATATTGGTCGAGATGTAGGTCTCCAGTCCGCCCATAGCAGAGACCGTGCTTGCGCTTCCTGCTTTGCGCTGACCGTGATAGAGCGTCAGATTGAGCAGGCCAAGCAGTTCCGTCATCGCCTTGTCGATTTCGCGCTCGACTAGATTTCCAATGCCGTATCGCTGCAGGTTCGCAGCTGACCGGCTGATGTCGATTTCCTTGTGGAAAATCTGAGTCGCGTTCGTGGCGCTGGTTGCCTCGGTCCACGCTGAGTCGGTACTATCCGTACCTTCGACGCGTGCCCGGCCAACGATAGTCACTCCGGCGCTGTTCGCGTGCGTAGCCTGCGTGCCTCCGTAGGCTCGCGTGACGGTTAGAGCATGGGTGGAGATTGCAGTGATGTGCATGTACTCAAGATCGACAAGCACGATGTCTCCAACCTGGAAGTTCGTACCACTGTCCACCGTCATGGTGACTGAAGTGGAATCACTCGTTAGAGCTGCGGTGTTGATGGCGTCGGTTCGATCCAGCCGCGTATCCAATAGCCATTCGTACGGCTGGTTGGGTCCACCGGGACCATTCGCGAAGCCAAACGAACTCTCGTTGTTCAGCCCCAGAGCGAAAATGCCGGGGGTTTCCCAGGCGTCTGTGTACAAAATTCTGTCAGTCACGACTCTCTTTTGAGGAATCGTGGCCGAATAGGTAGGTTGCTGTCCCTTTCGGGTAGCCATGTTTCTGTCCTTTTAATTTTTAGGGGAAGTGACTAATAGAGGCTTTGTTTCCAGTCGAGGTCTGCTTTGCCTTGCGGGCTGATATTCAGATCCTCTTCTGTTAAGCCCAGCTCACGATACTTCGCCTGTAGTAGGCGGAGCTGACTTGGATTTCGCCTTGCGCCCCCGAGTAGTTTGCCCTCTGAATCCTTTGGATACAGATAGGTGTCAACTTCCTGTCGGAATTCTTTCGCCAGGTCCTCTGTCGCGACCTGACCTTGCGACGGAACCACGCCGGCAGATGTGCCGGCGCTGCGAGCTGCGATGGACTTGGCTAAATCCTCAAATCCTTGGCCGACCTGGAACCAGGGCTTCCCCTTGTTCTGCTCGGCATACTCCGTCAGCTCGGGTTCGCTGCCCGAAACACCCGTCGTTTCCAAAATCTGCGCAATCTCCGTCTCTCTTCCGGGGGGCGAGCTGGCAAGCTCGGGAGCTTCGACCTGTGGTGGGGTCTCCTGCTCCGACTCCGGTTCTGGCGAAGTGGATTGCGCTAGAAGCTTGTCGATGGCCGCATTGCGTTTGATTTCTGTGAGGTCTGCGCCCTCTTTCAAGAACGGGCGGAAATCCTCAGCAGCCTGATCGTACGCAGACAGCACCCCGGCAACTTCACTGGTTACGGCGGCTTTGACCTTATCGCCGGTACTCTGTTTCAAGCGGGTTACTATTCGATCTTCTTGCGCTTTCAGCTCTTCCTTCTGTGCTTCCTGCGCCGCTTGAAAATCGGACACAGAAACGTAATCCGGTGGAGTCTCTGGTTCAGGCGTCGCGCTTGCCAGCGCAACGGGTTCCTCAACGAGAGGCTCCGCAGGCGTCTCTTCAGCCATAAGGCCTCCTAGATTTTTAAGACGAAATCCCCGCCGAATGGCAGGGATCTGCTCCTCTTGCAAGGTTTAGTTTACCCTAATCTTCAATCATGTGCAACCTAATAATTGCTAGCCATGCCATGCCCAGACAAACCGCGCCAGGCCTTGCCGCACCGAACCCCGCCCTGCCGAGCCACGCCATGAAATTAAGACAAAAAAGCCCCACGGCTAGGTGGGGCTTTGCGCCTCTCGTTTGACTATTCGGTTATGTTGTTATTATACTATACGCAACGCCTCTTGGAGGAGACATGGATGAGCACGAGCGCGAGATCATGAAAAATATCGACAGCCCCAAGACGGGGTATGACCCCCATGCGCCAAGCCGCTTCCCGAACTACGATGTCAAGCCCGGCGATATGGACCCTATGCTTAAGGGCATCTTGACATTGCTGATTATTGTGGGGCTTGTGGTGGGCATTCTGGTTTTCGCCCCATACTGAGTCCAGACAGCAAGCAGCCCCGCGAGGGGCTGTCTGCTTGTGGAGCAAGGGCCTACTAAGGCTATTCTACATCCAACTTCGAGGATTCTCGAAATAATCTTTGTCGATAGTCCCGTTATTGCCGTGAAGTAGGCGAGCGAATTTCTCCAGAAGAGCTTCCTGATATTTCAGTTTATCTTGCGGAACGCCGACGGCATCGCTGATTCCCATCAAGCCCTCGGCGAGGGGGTTGTTCCAGCCATGCTTGCCGCAAAGCAGCCCCGCCTCAACAGAGCGGGGGGACGCCTTCAGGGCAGCGCCCATCGCCATCTTCATCCCGCTGTAGAAGGTTTTCGTGTTCCTCTTGTCTTGAACAATCAGCTTAGCAAGTCGCGCCTCGTCCTCCTCGCGCTCGGCTGCTTCGGCTTGCGACCCTGGTTCGGGCGGGGGGACGCGTTTCTCCTCCCGCCTCAGTATGTCCTCCGCGATGAGCTTGGCCGCCTCTGCGTCCGCCCCTGCTACCGCGGTGTCGAGGCGTTCGGCCTCCGCAATCTGCTGCGCCTCCCTAGCGCGCTCTGCTGCTGCACGCTTGTCCGCTTCAGTTACCTTACCCGTCCCATACGTATTTATCTGGGTCATTGTTCGTCTCCTTTGTCAATCCGGCTAGCGTTCGCTTCTTTCAGGGTGCGCCATCCATGTACCGTCATGATGTGAATGGTGTGGCACCTGTGGCAGGTAAACACCGCGTCAACCGCGTCCTTTCTTGGAAACAGTGCATATTCACATTTCACTTTTTCACCTCGTCTTTCTATCTTTCCGCGGCATACTACCATTCCTTTCAGGCGCTTTCTCTCTGCTTGCTTCTGCTTCTTTAGCTCAAGGAACCGCTTGCGCGTCTCCGACATTAGAAATCAATTCCCAGTATTCGGAGTATGTCTTCGACGGTTTCTTCTGGATCAAGGCCCAGCTCCCTAGCACGGGATCGTATCGCATCCAACGCGCCGTCTGATATTTGTATATCACCTTGAGATACTCCACCTTGGGATACTCCTATTCTCTCGCCAATGAAGAATGCGGTGTTCTCTCCAAGTATTGTTCCTATTTCTTCAATGGCTCCCTCTGGAATAACTTGTGAGGGGAGAATGACAGGCGGAGCGTCCTCCATAAAGCGACTATAGAATGGCTTTAGTGGCTCTGGAATTTTCCCTAGATCACCACCAGACTGAGCCATGAGTGAGGCGAAAAGCTCAACCTCTCCACCCCACTGCCCTTCCGGTATTACATCAAGAGGAACATCTGCTATACCGGGGAATTGACGTATTAAGTTAATCATACCTACATGCTCTGGAGTAGCCCTAGAGGGATCAGAAAGAACCTCTTCCACGGCCTTCCTGAAGCTAACACTCTTGGAGAGTCTTTGCCCAACACCCACAGTATCAAGCTGGTGAGCGAGTTCGTGCAGGAATGTGGATATATCGTTGCCATAAGCAAGCTCTATAAGACTGGGAATCTCTTGCTCGCTGAAGCGCTGTCCTGTACGCACGACGCGGAAATCCCTATGTGCTAGTCCACCAAATTCTCCGCGGATGTCTATGTTCTCAATGGCTGGTTGGGCGTGCTTGAATATCCACGGCTTCAAACCGGGAAAGACTTCTTTCATCCTCGATATGGCCCTGTCTATCTTCGCTTTGCCGGTAAGTTTTTCGCCACCTAATCCTAGAGTTCCAGTAAGCGCTCTTCCCTGCGCTTCCTGTACCCTGCGGAGAAACGAGGCTTGATCCTCGTTCGGAAGAGGAACCAAATCCTGGGGCGGAGCATCGCCGGGGAGAGACGGTAATCCACCATCCAAGTTCCCCGGTGCGCTCTGTTGGTCTACTGCTAACGGCGATGGGCCTCCGTTTTGCACCCCCTCCGCCTCCTCGTAGGCACCCTCTAACCTGAACAACAACTCCTCAACCTCAATGCCCATACCCTCGGAGATGTCCATCAGCTCCTCGATTTCGGAGTCTCCCAAGGTGTCGCCGTAGCGCATCATGTCTCTTGTCAGGCGCCACATGGGCATCGTCAGTACGTTCTGCCACTCCATCCAGGTGAAGTCAGGCTGCGCTTGCTGGGCCTCCTGCAGCTCCTCCAGGCTTTCAAAGACGGGCAGTTTGTCGGGGTCGTCCTCGATATACGGCGCAAGCTCTGGGTTTCTAAACATGAAGTTGTTGCGCCAGTCGATGTACTGCTGCAGGATGGGGTTCTCGCGGAAGAACTTCTTCCTTGCGGGCTTATCCAGTTTGAAGTAGGTGTCCCATAATGGCGCGACGTTCTCGTTGTATCTAAAGTTCTGACTGCGCGTGAGATAGAAGACGTCCAAACGCTTCGCGATAGCAGGGTCCGTCAGCTCTATCGGATGTAAACCCTGGTCCCACTCTGCTTTGCCGGGAGTTTCCCCGCCCATAATCTGCAGCCACCCCTGCAGCATGTCAGTGCTTAAGTTATCCGTGGAGTGCGTGTCTTTGTTGAGAAACGCAGTCTGGAAGACCTCGCCTAAGCCGTCTGCTACATCCCGCTTGTGCTGGACAGGCAAGTCATTCCACTTGTTCCATATCTCGTCTATCAAGAACTTCTGCAGCTGCTGTTCGGGTTCAAACTCCAGCGCCAGTTGACGAGACTCGTAATCGGGGTTCTCCCGATAGAAGTCATTTAAGGCAGTGTCGTCCCCCGACTCGTACAGTTCCCATGCCGCCTCGTAGTCATCTTTGAGTTTCCTCAAATGCTCTTCGCCAGGAGGATAGGCTTTCATCGGCATGCCCAATGTAGACCCAAGGGCCCCTATCCCGTACTCAATTCCGGCACGTCTTTTAGCCTCTTCGTAGTGTTCCCCTTGTTGGCTGGTCATTGCAAGGCCAGCTTCCTGTGCCGTAATCTCCAGGGTCGCAACCATGTTCGCCAGCATACGATTTGTTCTGTAGTCGTCATACTGGTCTACGCGAGGTAAGCCAAGGTGTTCTCTAATGTTGCCCTCGATGTTGACCCCCCCTGCAGGGCCAACACCTAAGAGGGCAGTGACGCCTTTAACTGTGCGGGTAAGAGGCAAGAACGTCCTTATCTCCTCTTTCTTGCCCTTCAGCAATTGATGCGCCCACGAAATAGGGGCATGGGGAGCCGTTAGCATCGACATGAAATCGAACATGCTGGTACGGCCCTCGGTATCATCCAGCCTCGCGAGTGTTATTGCTCGCTCCCACGCAGGGCCTGATTCGTTCTCTAAAGCAAGTGCATACTGCTGGTCTGAAATCTCGCCGTCCTGTAAAAGTTCTTCTAAAACGCGACGCGCTCTACCGACATCTCGTTGCTCGTCCTGCGTCAAAGAGTCCAGCGCGTACTCCCATTGCTTGAATGGCAAAGCAAGACTGAGGGGATCTGCAAAGATTTGATTCCCCAGGAAGTCGGGCAGCATTGGCGCATTGATGCGGATTTGCCCCTCCAGCCTCTGTGGTAGTCCCGCCTCTGGCCGAAAGCCCTTCTCTAAGAAGTCCTGTGTTCTGAGATAAAACGAGGTCATCGTGGGTCTATTGAGTGTGTGGAGCACCCACTTGCGAATGGAGGTAGTCGTCCAGAACTCGAACGGCATGACGGTCCCCAGCCACGTGTTGTAATTAAGACGGCGGCTGTAATTCAGCAAGCCAGAGTCCCGCTTCCACTCCCCGAACTTGATAGCTTGATACCGGGAGGATGTGAGGTTGGCTTTGGACTGGCCTATGTAGGAGCGAACGCCTGCCTTTGCTGCGTCATCCAGGTCGTCCAGCTTGATAGGAGGCAGCTTGCCACGGTTGATAACCGACTCGCCAATTGCGTCTAATGCCTTGGAGCCCTTCATATTCCAGAGTTCGTAAAGGCCCTTTTCAACAGGAACGATCCTGCCGATAACCCCTTCGGCGTCCGAGATAGCCTGTCCGGCGAATTGGCCCTCGTGTGCTATTCCCTCTCCCGGCGCATTGAGCATGGTCTTCAAGAAGTCGTCGGGATCTGTACCCGCGGCGGCCCGCTCCATAGCACCTATCATGCCCTCGTCAAACTCGCCCCTGAGTACATTGAGGTCGCGCTCGCCAGCATTCCAGGCGGCGCGGGCTTTCTTGAGGGCCTGCCCAAATGCGTCCTCTGCAATTTCTTCTGCTGCCTCCGCGCCCTCTTTGACCACCTGACTGGGCAAATCACCTTCCTGCCGCATCAGATCCCAGATGCCAACAGCATCATCTACTGCTTGATTGTTGCGGATTATGGAGTCGTAGCTTGCCCGAGCCTCAAGGTCTCCAAACATGGCTGCTCTGGTCTTGTCTTCTGCCTGAGAGATTTCGTCTATGTAAATCTTGCGGTCTTTCCAGAACCTCTGGAAGGCTCCAATCTGCTCGTCTTTAGTAAGGTCGATGTAGGCTCTACCATCCCCAAGGGGGTCGTTCATGAAGTTCTGGACGTGCTCGCGCATGACCTGCCGTGTTCCAGCGACTTCGTTCCTGCCCGCCATGTAGAGGGGGCGGAACTCCCCGGGAGCGTATCCCGCCATCAGTTCGTCCATCCGGCGGAAGGCTGCATCCTCGTTCCCTATGGCGACCTTGTAGGCTTCGTCAATCTGGCCTCTGACTACTTCGTAGTCAATGGGCTTGCCAGCCTTACGTGCTTCTACCCACTCGTCTATTAAGTTGTCGCGAGTCTTCCAAAAACCGTTCCACCCCTTACGCCACTCCTTGAATGACCTTCCGTAATCATCCAGGTGGGGGAATGGATTTCCGGCGTCTTTGCCCCAGGCCCTTAAGCCCTTCGTGATGGCCTTCTCTTGCGCCTCGAATAATTCCCAGCTCTCATCCCAGTACGTCCTTGTTCTGGTCCGAACGGCGCTCCACAACGGGCCTGCTACCGCCGGGTCAGCATTCTTTATCTGTTCAAAAACGGCGCCGAATTCATCGACGTACTTCCCGTGGACAGTGCCCCAGAACTCATCCAGCATTCCTGAGTGATAGTGCAGGGCAGTGTCAATTCCGCCATTTTGAACGTGGTCAATGATGTTTCTTGTGATGTCGTCTGTTGCGCCCTTGAGGGCTTCGCTGTAGCGTAATGCGGTCTCGGCGCGCAGTCTCTCGACCGTGTCTCGCATCGCTGTCGCGCCGCCCTTGTTGTAGGCCCCAATAAGCTCGTCGGTCATTGCCTGTGCTTCGGGCGCGGGAATGGTTCGCATTATGTCTTCGCCAAATGCAGCGGAGGCGTCATCCAGAACAGCCCGCGGATTCAAACCCGCAGCTGCAGGTTTCAGAAAGACATCGTCAATTTCTAAGTCATTCCATGAACTTGCCACTGCTTTCTTAAGTGCAGCGGCGCGACTATCGCCAAGAGCATTCATCAAAGCGGGAGGCATGTCGGGGGCCTGGTGGTAAGAAGACATGTACTCGAAGATGCCGCGTGAAGTTAAGGCATAGGACTGGCTAGATTCCACCTTTGCAGACAGCGCACCGAAATCGAGGGGCAGATCCACGCCGCGTATCTTTTCGGCAAGGTTCGTCATCGCGGACGGGTCGCCCATCTCTATTCCGCGAAGCACATCATCAATGGCTTTAATGGCCTCCTGTCCTCCGGCGACCTTCTTGTAGTGAGCGGGAACATCTCCCGCGATACCGAAGCCAGCCCTCAATCGAGTGGGACTGATACCAATTCGGTTGAGCATCTTCTGCATTCCGCCCGGAACGAAGCGGTAGAAAATGCCCATTCTTCCCAATCCCGTCATCTCGCCATTTACTAAGTTCCTAACAAAGTAACCGGGGTTGATTCTCAAGAACGCCATTGACTCGGCAGACTTCATGAGGTCCGCCATCTTGGAAATAAATCCTCTGGTGGGTACGCCGAACTTGACCGCGGCCCCTTTGGCGGCGAAGTCGCCTATCTCGTTGATTAACCTTCCGGTGAAGGTCTCGGTGTTTAGCATTCCCCCCTTGGCAAGGGGCTCGAATATCTCAAACAGCTTCTCGGGGGTGATGTTGGGGTCTATTCCGAAGCCCTCAAGCATTCTTGCGAAATCGTCCTGTTTGTCTCCGAGAGATT